TAACGGTCATAATTAATAATACTGTATTAATAGTCAGTAGAAAAAATGGTATCATTGTTTTTTCTATAAACAGGCGTATTTGCTGTAATCTTACTAAATACTGTTGTAGTTCTTGAATACGCTTTTGTTCCTCTTGCTTCATTATTTCTTGTTTACTCATTCTCATTATCGCCCCCTAAATCCGTTCCAAAACCATCGTATTTTTTAAGTTCTTTATTTGTCTTTAGATAATTAAGTGCAATGCCTATAGCTATTTCAGCCCTGTTTAGTTCCTCTATATCCTTGTCCTTGTAAGATGAAATAATATCATCAACTTCAGCCTTGACTTTGTCCTCTATTGTCATTAGCTTTTTTGCCATACTTTTCCTCCAATATTTTGGCTATATATTTTGATGCATTTATTTGATAAAGCCTTTCGCCCAGATATTTCACAGTAGACTTCGGATACTTAACAGCTAAATCTGCAGCTTCAAGTAGTATATCAACTACTTGTGCCTCTGGTAATATTTCCCTAATATCTTCAATCAAGTCCTCTAAAAAGATGTAGTTCGGGTAATAATCCCTTTGTGCTATAACCGCTATAATCAGCTTTGTGTATCCTTCTAACTCATACATATTAATTAAACATCTCTACCGTTATTTCGTTATTATTAGTCATAGGTAAATAATTGTTTTTTATTATCCTAACCTTTACCCCATTGTAATACCTGTGCAACAGTGCAACCCATCTTGAGTTATCAAATAGTGCTGCTGCACCCCTTAAGCCCTCTTTACTATCGTTGTCCTTTTTTCTTAAGTGGTGTATCATTACGATATTGCTATTGGTTCTTTCAGTTAATCTCATTAATCTTTGGAATATAGCCTCTACAATCTCATTGTTGTTCTCATCGGAAAACAGCATACCAACTGGGTCTATAAAAACTAAATCGCTGTTAGTTAAATGCTCTTCAACTTTTTCAAAGAAATAATTGCCACGCCTTGTCCATTCACCATCTTTTAACAGGTTGATATGGTTTATTCTTTCCACAACTATTTTCCCTGCTATTGCTTCGTAGTTACCGTCAAAATATGTGTCAATTAGGTGTTTAATCCTGTATAGTATAATATAATAACTATCTTCAAGACTTATAAAAGTAGTCTTTAATCCCTCGTTAATAGCACCATAAATAGCACAATATAAACTAAACATAGACTTACCTTCACCACCTCTACTTGCTAATATACCTATAACACCCTTTGGTATATTTAAGAGTTCAGGTAATAATATTTGAGGCTCTGGTATTGGTTGAGTTAAAGCTTCTATATCAATTACATACTTTTGGGTTTCCACATTCTTATACAAGTAATCAGCGTTATCAAGTAATACCCAAAAGTCCTCTTCGGAAGACTCTTGAATAAAGTCAGCAATGTCATAACCTTTTTTAGGGTTACCTCTAAACCTTACAATTCTTATTGTATTCACTATAGGTTCAAGTGTTTTTTGAATAGCTTTTGTATTACGATATCCAGTCTCATCATTGTCTTCAAATATAACTATATTTGCTTGTCTAAAGTATTCTTCTAAATATTCTTGATATTGAACCTCAAAACTGTTAAAACCAAGCACTATTGCGTTTGCATCAATAGCAAAAGGTTTTAATGCTTCAGCACATTTTTCACCTTCAGTCAACCAAATCTCGGTATCCATACTACGCTTTTGTGGCAACTGTTGCAAATTATACAATACTTGGGTTACGCCTTTTGGTTCTATTTTAAAGGTTTTCTTACCGTCCTTTTCATAGCGATATTTCTTATATAACTCATTACCATCTAAATCTTTGTAAACATACACCACAACATTATCCACATTGTTTAAATCAAGATTACTGTTCTTAAATTCACCCATTTCTTTAACCCCCATTAATTGTAAAAATCGTTTATAATTTCCGTGAACACCACAACCGAAACAGTGGAATGCTCCAGTCTCTGGATTTATTCCCAAACTTGGGTTGTGGTCTTCGTGAAAAGGGCAGGTTGCAAGGTAGTTATTTCCTACTTTTTTTATATCCAAATACTTGTTATAAAGTTTAAGATAATCAGGTTTCACTAATGCTAAATTCATTTTCTTCACCCTTTTTTAATATTGTATTCCAATAGTGTGATTTTGTCAAGTCCTTTCCGATTATATTGTGCCTTACACATTCTTCTACATCATTAAACGCTTTATCCCAATTTATTTTTTCATCTACATTATACCCGATACCCACAACCGTTCTAAACAAATTCCAATAACCTCTTGCAAATAAGTAGAAATCTCTACTAATAGGTCTTACTAAAATCTTGATTGATTGATCATACCTAACGGTTATATAACCAAGAAAATAATATTTAACCTTACTCTCAAAAAAGAAATCACCAAATGTTTTAAAACTGTAATAACAGTTTAAAACAAAATCAGCACCTACTAAAGTAAAAGAAATAAACTCTTTAAATTTACGCGGATTAAACACATAACCAGAGATAGGCAAAACCTGAAGATACGCTCTGTTTTGAACAAAGTCAGGATACTTAACTTGGGCTTTGTTAGCCTTTGTAAGCATCTTCCTTATTCGTATGTTATATCCTTTTATACTGTTTTTTAACATCCCTCTACTTCTCCAGTTTAAATAGTTGCTCCTGTGCCTGCCTGCAAAACGGTGCAGCTTTGCAGTATAAAGCGCAATTCATAACACCTTCCCTTTCCTCAATTGTATATTTTTTATCTGGATTATCCTTAACAAACATTTCAGCTTCTACTTTTGTATTAAACACCTTAATAGCACTCTTGCGTTTTGGTTGTTTTATAGCATAGGTTGTTGGTCTTAACATCTTTTCATCATCAGAACAGATATCCAACTCATACAAATCCTGCGGTGCCAACTCTATTAGCTTTTTATACAAGTAAATACGCTCCGACAAATATTTCTCTACATCTTCCATAGGCATTACATTAACAGCCACGACTGTCACATTTTCTTTTGGGTAATCGCTTTGACTTGTTTTTGATTGTTGCCAACCATCCCAAAAGAATGTTATATCAGCCTTTACTATTTGGGTTAACCTTTCTTCTGTATTTGCTCCCAGATAGCGATAAACCGATAATTGCTTTTCATAATTTGCATAAGTTCCAAAGACATACTTATAAGTGTTTGCTGTCTTCCAATCCACAAGCTTTTCATCTGGAAAAGAAACAAGGTCAATAACGCCTTTTATTGTAATATCATCAATTGTTAATTTAACAGGATACTCAACCAAATAATCCTCTTCTTTTGTTATCTCTCTTAAAAATTCAGGCTTGATATCTACATAATCACCGTTTAAAACCGCCCTTAAGTAATCAGAATAAAATTCATTTTTAATCTTTGTTGTAGCATAAAGAAGTGCTATTTGATTGTGTAATGCTGTTCCCTTAAAAGCACGAAAAGTATCTCTTTTGTTCGTAGGTAAATCTACTTTCTTTTTCAAAGCTGCCGCTTTTAAAGAGCCTATAATATCAGTGACCCCCACAGTATGGGGGTCTTTATTTTGAGGGTGTAAATTACTTATTGACTCGTATAAATCATCTAAATACTTTGTCATCACAGTTCCTCCTCCTCTGGGTCAGGTTCCTCTTTTTTCCCTGTTACTATGCTTTGAATATCCTTTAGTTCCCATTTTTGACCTAACTGTAAGTCTGCTAAAAAATCATATCCCTTTTCTAAATTATCCAATAATTTTAACAATGCGTGATAGCTAAAAGCTGTTACCTTAAGCCCATCAATCATAAGTTGATAAGAGTTTTTTTCTTCGCTTTTTTCAATCACTTTCAGGGCTATGTCTTTTGCGTACGCCAACAACATAGTTTTATCTCTGTTATCACCACCATTGCCTCTTGAAAAACCGTTTTGCGGTGTAGTAGGTTGAGTATTTAACTTTGTTGCTTTTAAAACCTTCGGATATTGCCCTTCCTCAATCTCAACCTCGTATGTTCCACCTTGTTCAAATACCAGTTTTTCATTCCAGCAGTAATATTTCCCGTTTACCATCGTATAACTTTTACCGCTTTTGGTTGTTTTTTTCTCAACCTTTGACACAGTTAATTGTTGCATAAAGCACCTCCTAATTATATATTATACCACTTCTTTTAAATTTGTCAAATCTTTTGTTTCACCCAACATTTGCAATTCTAAATAATATAACGCTAAAGCATCTATAGTATTCATTCCTTTACCAGTCCAGTTATTATGAGATATTCTTCTATGTAGTTTTTTAGGAATATATATTACGGTTTCTTTGTCTTGTAGGTGATGGGCTTCTGAACCTTTAAAGTGTCCGTTTAATGGTCTAAAACCTAATCGTCGTCTTTTGTAACGCATTCTAAGATAAACCATCTTCTTTCCTCCTTTCCATTTTGAATGTTCTTCACCATATTTGCCATACATTGGGTTGTTTTCACCTTTTTTGGCTCTGCTCATTCTTACTTTAAATTCTTCCGAATGATGCTTACCATACATTGGGTGATTTTCACCTTTACAAGCTTCACTTATACTTCTGCTTTTTATACCAAATTCTTTCATTCGTCTCCTAATGGTGCTATCGCTTGTTCCTAATTTTTTAGCAACTTTTCTTAAAGATAGTTTTTGATTAATATATAAATCTTCAATTTCTTTTTTGCTTACACTAAATCTTCTCATAAAAACTTCCTCTTTTTAACACTTTGTCAGCTATCTTTTCTGCTAACTCTTTTAATAATTTAAAATCACAAAAAGCTTGGTATCCATCTTCAATAACCTCTCTTAATGTCCAATCCTTACCTTCCTCTATAAAACTTCCCAAAATGAAATAATCGCCTTCGTGCATATAATCCCAACCATACCAGTAAAAACCTTTTGGATAATATTTATCATCACCTTCCTCACTAAAAGTTAAACCACCGTGACATCTTAAAGGCAACTCATAATCACTAAACCCCGCTAATGGGTGGTCTTCTGGTATACCCAAATACTGTGTGAAATGGCTACCCCTAACATTTAGTATCAACCTTTGAACACCGTCTTCGTTCCACTCCAAAACCTTGCAACTCTGTTCTCCAAAATCCCTTGCGTGCCTTTTACCAAGTTCATCAGACACTTGTAACATAATTCACACCTCCTAATTTTCTAATATATCACTTTTTTTAGATTTGTCAAGTAAAAAATTCAAAGCATACAACCCTATACATACGGCATCGGCTGTATCAAAAGACCTCATAATTTGCCCTGTAAATTTTTCAGCGTAAGCCAATGATGCCTGCTTTCTTTCCCTTCTGGGTGCTTTTGCTCCTAACTCTAATATCTTCTGCCACTCTGAAGCCGACACTCTAATTATGCTACCCATTGGGTTGCAAACCCTGTAAAGCGTCGTTACTTCCGCTCGTAAAGCCACCAAATCCATTAGAACTTTTGCATTGTTGTAATAATACTGCAACTCAATTGCAAGATGTTTTGCGGGATTTTTAAGCAAAAACTGCCACATAGCATTAAAAGAGTAATCAAATGTGTTGCAATAGCGTAGTGTTTTGTCTTTCCACAAAGCAACACCTAAACGCTTGCCTGGATCTACACTTATAAGGTCGTAAATTGTAATACTCATCTACCCTCCCCTTTTTTCTGATATTCTTCCAAGTGATGTTTGAATACCAATACCTTGCATTTCGGACACCTTACTACAATACAGCCATCATCAAGCCTGTCTGTAACTTTCCAATCAAGCTTATTAGATGTTTCTCTACAAATAGGACACTTGTATTGTTTCATATTAGTTCTACGCCTCCTTTTAACCATTCAATACTACCATTTCTCTCTTTAGCTTGACTTCTATCCATCACCTCCCACTTGTCATTTTGTTTTAAAAGATTTATTAAAGTGTCTACTGTTACCGATGCTTGCCAATGTTGTGTGAATATTCCTACACTATCACCTTCGGTAAATTTCACTTTCATTTCCCAATAAAGCACTGGATTAAATCTATGATACCTATAAAAAAGTTCTAAATTGTGTTCCAACTCACTAAAATTTTTCTGTGATTTTAATTTCTTAACCGCATCTGATTCTTCCTCTACATACAAAGTAACATTTGGGTCAAGATGATTTATAAACGGAAAGAATATTTTACTAAATCTTATATTTTGCAGTTCTGAATTAATTAACATAGGCTCATTACTATAATCATTGATACAATAAAAAGCTATTTTATTATCTTCAATTATCACATCGTTAAAGTTATTATAAAACAACCAATCTCCTCTAAACTTTTTCCAACATTTTAATATTTCTATGGCTTCTTCATAAGATATTCCATAAAAATTCCTATCAAAATATTCTATCATACAAAAATTTTCGTTAAAAAATATTTGCTTCGGGTTATAAATTATTTCTCTTTTTTCACAGGGTATATCTGTCTTTTCTATATTCCTTGAACCATCCTTAAATGTTTTTTTGAACATTAAAGATTTACATTTAGGACACATTACCACAAGACCCTTTTTTTTAATTCTCTTTTTTGGTTTTAATTCGTCTTCATTTACCATCTCATTACACACAGGGCACTTATACTGTTTCATTTTGCCTCCTTTTTGTATTTCTTAAAACCATATTTCCAAGCATAATGCCATATAGTCTCTTTTATACAACCACATTCTTTGGCTATATCATTAGCACTCCTGTTCTTAATTAAATATTCCCGTTTTAACCACACGGGGTCTTTAAAGTTTTCATTTTTAAACATATTGTATTGTGTTAATACTCTGCAACTTCCTTCTTGTGGTGAATTTCCACTTATAAGTATTTTCGCTATGAGCTTCGGCAGATTAATATAATACAATGCAAAATGCCAATGGTTAAAATCCCTGATGACAGTCTTTGGATATTTTTCCACTATCTCAAACAACACCATTCGGATACTTGAAATATCCGCTTTGACCAACTCTAAAGTATCCTCAACTAAATCTTCTGATGTTATGTAGTTAGGATACTTGTCTTCCTCAAGTAAAACTCTTTTTAAAAGCCCTAATGCACCCATTTCACACCTCCTTAAAATACAATATACACATTTTTTTCAAAAAGTCAAGAAAAAAATTCACAAAAAATACAACCCAAAAATCACTATGAGACACCACTCTAAAAATCGCCTACAAGGCTATTTATTTTAGCGTGGTGAGTGTTTAGAGCCCTCTATAGTATAATTGCCCTATGAGATAAAAACACCCCCAAAATTAGCCCTTTATTTAGATTTGTTTTAGTTTTGTCTAAAAATGTTAGGTTAGTCTAACTTTTTTAGATTTATCTAACGGTATATAGAAAAATATATAGCGGTATGTTTCTCTTTTTCAAGCGGTGCTTTAGGCACCGCTGAAGATTTTAACAAAAAAAAAAACACATACCAGCCCAGCCGTTAGGCTGGGGAAGCCTGCAAGCTTTTAGCTTGCAGATATATAATAATAATTATTAATATCCGTTCCTCTGGAACGGATTTTGCTACGCGCGCACGCGCGCGATTATTATATATTATATTTATTATTATATACCTCTCTCTTTAGAGAGAGATATATTTCTTTCTTTTCTTTTGTTACTTTTCTTTTCTTTCTTAAAAACAAGCCAACATAGTTGGTCTTAAAACTTCGGATAACTTTGTTATAGGTTAATAACTTGGTTACTTATTTTGTGTTGACTGCAAGTCCCACAGTAGTGTAAAGTAAAATCGTTTTTGTTTTACGCAAAATTATTTGTGTGCTATTTAGTATACACAAAATTATTTGTGTGCGGTATTTTGAAGAATATCGTAAACAAAAAAGAGGGCTTACGCCCCCTTATAGCATCTCATCGTTCTTATGGTTCTTGTAATATTCTATGATTGCAATCCTAAAGAGTTCCGATGCTTTGTAACCTTGTCTTTCAGCAAACCTAACCCATTTCTCATAGGCTTCCTCTGTGGTCTGAAAGCATACAATCTTTTTTGGTGTTTTCTTTGGTCTCCCCACGCCTTTTCTTTCGTATTTTTCTTTTATTACTTCAACCATATCCATTTTATACCTCCCTTAATCTTAAAATATCTTCTAACTCTTTAATTACAGAAGCCATTTCTTTTATTTTTTGACGACAGTCATATAAGTCTGCATCAATAGTTCTGCCACCATATAGATGCAAAAAATTATCAGCATAAATAGATGCATCTTCTACTTTATATTCTATTTCTTCTCTTTGTTCTTTGAGTATTTTGATAATTGTTAACAATTTTTCTTTGTTCATATTACACCTTCTAATATTTTAGATTTAACTCTAATTCTCTTAACATAATATCGTTTGTCTTTAGTGTATCCTGCATAATGCTAAACAATTCCTCAAGCCTATCAAAAGAATACTCTGTCATTTCATCTATGGCTCCTATTTTAAGAGTATTCAAAATCCTATTGCAAGTCTGAAGCCTCTCAATGTTTTCTTCTATATCCCTCTTTAAACTGTTTAAAATTACCTCTGCCTCTTTGTAGCTTTGTTTCTTTTGCCTTTTTTGTATTTCTTCCCACATTTTTTTACCCGTTTCCGTTTCTGTCATTGTCTCAATCATTTTGTCAATTTGACTTTGTAACTTTGCTACGCTTACAACCTCGTTCATAAAAAACCTCCTTTTTTTTAAAAATAGCCATAATTCAAGTAAAATTATTTAAACAACATTTCTATGGTTGTTATCCATAGTAAGATTGTTATTAAAGTAAAAATAATCCAAACCCATATTCCGTTTTTACTTGCGTAATCACTTTGCTCTTTGTTTGTCTTTGTAACTTTGTAATTCTTATAATCAATCATCTTTTAACCTCCTATTGCTATTATTAATAGCATTAAGAAAAAAATTAGTAAAACAATTAACCCTAAAAAATCCCACATACTACCTCCTTAATCCAGTGATGCGATATCAACCACGACATACCAGCCGTGATTGACATCGTTTTTGTTTTCTGGTGTAACCTTCCAAGTGTCCCTGCCGTCCTGCAAATAGATATTTGGCATATATGGAGCAGCTTTATACTGCTCCTTATACCACGCTTCCGCATTTTTTGCTTTTTCATAACTGTTGTAATAATACCTATACTCCATATAACGCCTCCTTTAGTAATTCTTGTTTTTGTTCCTCTGTTAATATAACGGCTATTTTAATAGGTGATTGTGGATATTTTAAAGTCTTGCCAGTATAAAATAAATCGCCGTCAATTATTAACTTGTGGTATGTTGTTTTAAAGCCTTTAAGTGTGTCGGGTTGTAACTTTTCAATCACATTTGCTACATCCCACAGTTCTTGATAATACTCTTTCATACTCTCATCAAAAGACTTAATACCTAAATCTAACATAAAACACCTCCTATTTCTCTTTTATTTTCATATATATTACCAATTATTTTTATATCAGAATTTAAATATCCCAGTTCTTGTTGAAGTTCAACAAACCAGCACCCTAACCTATTAAATATTACACCAACCCCATCTGAAGTTTCTATTATATCGCTTTCATAAATTTCTTTTCCAAAACTGTCTTTTTTCCCAGTAAACTGCATAAGTTTAACTTGTTGGGGTGTTTTAAATTCCTCTTTTTCATCCCAAACCCAAATGCCAGTAATTTTATTATCGTTCCATTCAATTTTTTTAACCTTACACATTTTGTTTTTTACTAAATCCCATACTCTAAATTTTAAATTATTCATTTAGACACCTCCTAAAGTTTTTTCTTAATAATAATATACATACTTTTTAATAAAAGTCAAGTGTTTTTGTGTTTGATTTCTTTTCTTAATTCATTTATTACTATCCAACTTACAGGGAACTTTTTAAGAGTTAAAAAATCTTTGTTATATTCCATTGTTTTATTCCAAATATGCATAAATACCAGCCAGTTTACTTGTGTGTCTTTGTGTTTGTTTAGTATTTGTGAGATAATTCTCTCAACTGTTTTTGTGTAGCCCACAGCCTCAAAAAAGCTTTGCATTTCCTCAATGCTTTCAAATTGTTTTAGTTCCATAAAACACCTCCAAAATAATTCTAAAGCTTGCAAACAAGCTCTTAATAAAACGGCGCGCGCAAGCGCCGTTTAATAAAAGCTTGCTATTGTCGTATGGGTGTCATTACTAATATAAAATTGTTTGCTCTCATTTCTAAAGGTTTTATAGGCTCTTTAAAATAGAAAGTGATATCATTGATATTGTCGGGAAGTGTTTTTAAGAAATCTAAAGTGTATTTACCATTGATTGCTAAATCATAGCTTGTAATATCATTGTCAGTATTATTTTGATAATCAATATTAGCTTCTGCATTGTCATTTGATAATAACATTTGATTGTTTGTAAACTTTACATTAACGGCTATTGAATCCTTTGTTAATAATCCGTTTAATGCGTTTATCATTTCTTGCTTGTTAAACATAATTGTGTTTATACCTTCATTACCTTCTAATAAAACGGCTTGATATTGTGGGAAATTACCTTTTTGAAGTGGTGCTATTAATTTTAACTGTTTATTGTCAATAGAAAAAGATATATAATCACTATTTGCATTTAAATAAATATCACTTTTGCATTTATTAAATAACTTTATAAATGCATTTATCGCTTTGTGATTTATTAGTTCATAAAAGTCTTTTAAGTAATTAGAATCCGTGCCGTTTAAATAGTACCAGTATAATTTACTTCTATCGGTTCCCACTGCATTAAATACATTATCTTTGATTTCAATTAAAACATTAGAAAAAACATCCTGCTCATCTTTGTTTACAGCTTTTACTACTTTTAATAACTGCAATAAATCATTAGCATTTATTACAGCCTTTAAATCTAAACTTACATTATTAGGAACTTCAAAGCCACTAACATCTTTAAACACTTGTTTAGTTGTTTTAATATTGCTTGAAGTGATTAAAGCCGTTTGATTGTCAATGTCAATTGTAAAGTTAGCATCCGACTTGAAATCAAAAAAGTCAGCAGGTGCTAAAAAAGTATTCTCATTAGTGTCATTTAAAGAGTTGTCAATTTTAACTAAACTTGTCAAGAAATATTCTTCATTGTAAGTATAAACTCTTAAATAACCAGCACCTACTTTGCAGTAAAAATGTCTTGTTACTAAATATCTGTCTTTAGATAATCCGACCTTAAGCGCCTGCAAGTCTTTTAATGCTTGCTTTGAAAGTGTAAAACTTAACATAAGGAACCTCCTAAAAAAAATTTTTTTTCTTATTAAGTAATATACACATTTTTTATAATTTGTCAAGTGTTTTTTTGTTTTTGTTTTTTTTGTTTTTGTTTTTTTTCATTTTTGCAATCCTCATTTTTAAATTAGTTATAAAGCAATTACTTGCTTATATAACTTGGTGATGTATATTAGTAAATAATATACATTACTAAATTATATAAATAAAACAAAACAAAAAAAGGCGCCTTAAGGCGCCTATACAAAAGCCTCGCTTGCATAATATGGTTGCATTATTGAACCTATGTTGTAATCAATCCATTCCCAGCTATCTTTATTATATCTTTTATTCATTGTATAAATGATAGCATTAGGATTTTTTTCAAAAATCTTGTCAATAAACTCTCCATAAACATACCAGGAACCATAAGGAACATGTCGACCAGTATAAGATATTTTAGAGCCTATTTCATAACTGTTTTTAGTTGCAATCCTAAATGACAAATAGCCTTTTTTACAAGAATTTTTAAATACAAGTTTTAAATTATTCTTATAACTTGTATTTAATTCATTTAAAATGCCTTGCAATTCCTCAATAGACAAGCCTTTTACATACATACAACACCTCTCATAAAATAAATTTTTTTAAAGTTTAAATTATTGATAAAATTATTATAAATGGTAATTCTTTAAATTCTAATGTTTTACCATTATCCAAAATCACATTAAAACACCTATTGTTAAAATTAAACTTAATTTTATCAATTTTTACACCGTTTAAATAATTTTGATTTAACATTGTAACAACTTCAAATTCATTACCATTTACATCTTTTAAAATGTTTTGATAGTCCATAAAGCACCTCTCAAAAATAGATTTATTTCAATAATCTTTAAATTGCAATACTTGACCAGTCTCTAATGTTACATCATAACAATCATTGTCACTATTAAACTCAACTTTATCAATTTTCACGCCGTCTAAATAATTCTCATAGAAATACTCAACCCTATCACTTGACCAGTTATAAAATGGACGACTAACCGTAATAATTGTAAAGATCACGCCGTTTACATCTTTTAAACTAATGTTGGGATAATTCATCATAAAACACCTCTTTAAATAAATTTGCAAGCTTTTTGCTTGCTAATAATAATATACATATTTTTTATAAAAAGTCAAGTTTTTTATAAATTATGTATAATTAAGATAAAACTGTTATTACAAGCAAAACAAGGTATAAAAAAAATAAAGTAAAAAATGATTGATTTTTTCTAAAAAACTTGAAAATACTAAAGAAGAATTTTACCAAAAAAAAGATAGTAAATAAGTAACTAACTTGTGCGATAGTGGTCGAGGGTAATAAGCTAACTTGTTAACCTGCCAAACTTAACAACTTAACATCTATGAAGTTAGTAATATATATAACTCAATCATATACAATAGGTAACAATCCCACTAACTTATTTAGTTATCACTTGATAACAAAAGTTAGCAAATGCTAACAATGTATTACAATGTCTTACAATGTTAGACAAGGCTAACAATCCTGTATAGCAATTGTATAGCAAGTGTATAGCTAACTATTTACTCAAGTGATTGATTAATTAGTGAGTAAGTAACTAACTATTTTGACTGGCTGCGATTTTAAGATTGGGCTGGCGCGTAGACTGTTACGCGCGAGCCCCTCATTGCTTTCCCCCGCAAACATAGGGTTGCAGTTACACTTGCATTCGCAAGTGGGCTTACAGCAACACTTACCTTACGCTGTCGCTTTGCTTTTGCTTTTTTGCTTTTGCAAAAAAAGAAAAGAAAAGAAAAAGAAAAACAAGAGAAAAGAAAGAAGCAAAGAAAAAAGAAATAAAAGAAAAAGAAAAGAAAAGAAAACCTATCCCCCTAAAGGGGGATAGATAATAAATATAAATATATATATCTTATCGCGCGCGCACGCACACGCGCGCGTAGCAAAAACTGTTCCAGCCCGTTGCGAAGCAAGGGCTGGGATTTCCACGCCTATCGGCGTGGGGTTTTCGCCCGCAAAGCGGGCATTACCACCCGCGCTAACGCGCGGTTATGTGCTCGCCTTTAGGGCGAGCATAGACACCCAGCCCTAACGGGCTGGATTGATTGCTTCTTTTCCTCCCTTAAAATCCCCTTCTGGCAATGCGAAGCATTGCCTTTGAAAAACAGGGCGTTATATTTATTTTTATATAACACTATCTTTTCTGTTGTTATAACAGGACTATTTCGTTATTTCAAAAAATATAATATCAATATTAAAAATTGTCTTTTTTTTATAAAGATATTTTTAGCAAGATATTATTGTGATAACAACAAATTTAGGTCTCTTGACACCACAACTACTTTCGTGCTATAATATATATAGGGGGAAAAGTAGGGTGAGTAAAATAATCCGCTTTTTAAGAGCGTTAATATAAATTAATCAGGGAGGCGTAAATGTCGGCTATTAAGATTCTTGACCCAAAGGTTGTTAAAACGATTGACAACATACTTGAGAGCAACTACAAAGTGTTTGAGGAAGAAAAAGAACGCAAGCAGGAAAGACAAAAAGCAATGCAGCAAACTGAAGAAATAATTTTAAGAAAAATGCCTGTTACGAAAAGAATGAAGTATCTGAATATGCAAAAAGACAAAAAACTTCAAGAAGAGTTAAAAGGGCATTGGGCATCGGAAAACGAAGTTATTCAGTATAGAGATAAAACTCCTAAAATGCCGATTGATATAAGCCTTGAAGATGTTGTTAATAAAATTCAGCCACAGAAAATCAAGGTTACTGGCGTAAACTACGATAAAAACGGCAACGAAATAATAACGCAAGGTGAGAGAACTCTATGAACAAACAAGAGATGCTTGAAGCCATAGAAAGACTAAAAAGCAAATTATCCTACAACAAGGAGTATCTACGACAGAAATATAGCTACTACTACTTCGGAACACCTACAAATTTTCCCGCCAAAGTAAATAATATTTTCTCAACCGTCAACCAGCTTGAGAGTTTAATCTTCAGTGCTGACCACTTAATACTTGAGCCAAGACTTGATGACAGCTTGGACGAAACAGAAAGCAAAGAGTTCGTTGAGAAAATTGTTAGTAAATTAGCCGATGTTATTAGTGAAGATTTTAGGAACACAAAATCAGACGACGAGTTAAGCAAAATTATTCTTGATTCTTTAATTACTAAAAATGGCTTTGGTAAAATTATATATAACTCTGAAGGGTTTTGGGAGACACCAAAGGTAATCCGATTAAACCCCTACAATGTGGCTGTCGGTTATGATAGCTTTAATATACGAGACTTATCTCAAATTATTATGCACCGAACTTATATGACAGCAAGAGAGTTTGAGGTTAGGTATCCTGATTCTTACAAAAAGCTGAAAACAAAACAGAGAAAAGAAATGGCTGAACAAACTTCAGAAGACATCAATCAAGATTTAGCAATTAAGCTTTTACCAGCCACTCCAACACAAACAGGTGGTCAAATCCCTTATCAGATTAAACCAGACCAGACTGGAGTAGTTAACAGACAGCCAGTATTTGATTTAGTTGAAATGGTTGAGTTATGGTATTACAACTTTGACGATGATAATATTGAACACAAAAATAAGTGGGTTGAGAATATTATTGTTGATGATTTAGTTTTGGAAACAAGATATCATATGGCCAATCCATTCTTCTCAATAATAACACTGGATTATGCGACAGATGAATATGGGTATTCCGTTATTAGCTTAATTGAAAGCATTCAAGACGCAATGGAAGATATATACGAAGATGTTCAAAGTGCACGAAAAAGGCTAATTAACCCACCAGTCTTAATATCAGGATTTGGTATTAACCCTGAAGTAAAAGACGAAATAGAAAGAGCAATTAAAACACCAGGCAGTGTAGAAACTGTTGATGCACAAGGCGTTAAAATTGACACATATGAGTCTAAAATACAACCACAGGTTGCAATGGAAGAAAAACAAACACTTGAACAAGATGCACAAAAAGTCTTAAGTATGACAAGCATAATGCAAGGTGTTCCTGCAAAGAATGTAAGGTCAGCAAGCTATGCACAAATCTTAAGTCAGTTTTCATCGGCACCTATTAAGAAGATTGCCGTTAAAATAGAAAAACAGGTTGAGGATATGTTTAACACTCTTGCTGAAATCTATATACAAGCCTCAACTATAAAATACAAGATGTTACTAAAAAACGAAACACTTACATTCAATTTTTCTAATTTAAGTTTGATTAATTGGGGTAGGATTTGCGTATATGCACATTCAACAAGCCCAATCATAGAAGAGCAAAATCAAATGCTATTAATGCAGTTAGCAGATATGGGTATAATACCAAAAGAGATTTTAGTAGAGGTTTTGGATTTACCGTTTAAAGATAGAATTTTGGCATATCTTAAAAAACAAGAAATGGAACAACAAGCAATGGCAATGTCACAGCAACATATGGAAGAGGCAAAGAAACTGGGAGATATGAAAAAAGATGCTGAAAAGAAAAAGTAGTTCTTTATTTCCTTACAAAGGTGGGCAACTCTCGTGTAAGGAAAAATTCAGTGAGGAGGTGCCAAATGTTGGTAGCCGAGAAAAGGGGTCGCAAGGTAAAAAGATAGTCTGTAAAACAGCTATCTCGGGTGTGCTACTCAAAGGGGCTACTTCGGTAGTCCCCGCTTTAGACTAATTATGGAGGTTTTTAGATGATTGGAAAAGAATATACACTACAAAACATAGATAACAATTCAAATGGAATAACCTATAAAGGCTATACTGCAACAAGTGGCGAATGGTGTATTATAGCTGATGACGGAACAAACCAAAGGGCTGCTTATGGTCCAAAAGGCTATTCATCTGCTTGGGCAAACCGAGTGGGGTTTATGTATGCACAGGAAGCCCCAAAAAACTTGTATATTAGCACAACTGGTGCAAGTGCTAATTCAATAGCTATGTATGACACTAATATACAAAAGTTAGTTCCTGCTACAGCTTATATCAATTTTGATACTACCAGCACCAAGATTGGTTATTTAACTCTCCAAAACAATACCACAGGTAATTACAATACTGCTATTGGTGCTATAGTTCTCCTAAACAATACCACAGGTAGTGGCAATACTGCTATTGGTTCTTTAGCTATAGAATACAATACTACAGGTCACGACAATACTGCTATTGGTGTTACCGCTCTCCAAAACAATACTACAGGTTACGACAATACTGTTATTGGCGTTGCAGCTCTCCAAAACAATACTACAAGTGGTTACAATACTGCTATTGGTGTTTCAACTCTCCTTGATTTAGGTTCACCACAAACAGCAGGAAGTTTTAATATTGGAACAAGTTACACTATACAATCAATAGGAACCACTGATTTTACCCTCATTGGAGCATCTTCCAATACGGTAGGAGTAACATTTACAGCAACTGGAGTGGGTTCAGGAACAGGAACGGCTACTCCTAATAGTATAAACAACAATACTGCAATTGGATATAATGCAGGTAGAGGGATTATTTACGGCACAGGAAACACTATTGTTGGTGCTAATGTAACTGGATTGTCTGCAGGATTGACAAACAATATTATCTTAGGAAATGGAACTGGAACAATAAAAGCACAACACGATGGCACCAATTGGACTTTAACAGGAAACGTCAATACAACTGGTGCATTAAATTGTAATTTAATTACAACCCTTACAGGCACAACCGCAGGAAGCGTCAAGTGGTCGCAGTATATGCAGGGTCAATTCAAGGCTTTTGCAGCACAGTTTTTGAGTTATGAAAACAATACAACTACATCACAGACTATTACATTCCCAACGTCCTTTGTAAATACACCAGTAGTAGTGACAAATACTACAGGATTAACAATTACAGTAACTACAACAACTCTAACAATAGGTGCACCCAACAATACTACAACCTACAGTGGTATTGTAAAGGTAGAGGGATTTTAATTTTTAGGAGGTCTTATGTCAGCAACAATCACAGTAACGAAATTAATTCAATATCCACCAGTAAACCCAGATAAGTGGATAGTTGGTTTTACTACAGATGTAGGAAATGGTAATCAATTTTATCTTGAAACAAGCGTTGGTTTGGCTTCAGCAAAAACAAGTCAAGAAGTGGTGGATATTGCGCTAAATCAATTAGCAGACACTATTAACAACCAAATTGCAAGTATGCAAACAGCACCGCCGTTGATTGGGAGCACGGTTAAATTACCAACAACATCAACAACTACTGAAACCACAACTGCTACAACAAGTAGCACACCAACAGCATAGGAGGGAAAATGGCAGGTTTACAGGATATTCTAAAAAGTGGTGGAGGTGCTGGAATGCCACCACAGGGCGGTCAACCACCAATGGGTGGACCAGATATGGGTGGAGCACCACAATCTCCATTAGCAGGCAATCCACTTGCAGCTGCAGGAGCAATAGGAACAGGTGGGCTTCAGAAATTAGCTTCAGCAATAGTAGCCGCTATTATTAGGGTTTTGGATTTTATACTACCAATTTTTGGAACAAATAGCAAAGAGGGTAACAAGATATTATCGGCTATTCGTGGGCTTCAAGAGGTAGCTGGAGATGCAAAAGCAACTGATGTAATGGCAGCTATTCAAACACTGGTATCAAGTCTACCAGCCAATATGCAAGGGGCAAATCCATTATCGGGTATAACAGGTATATTACAAGGTGGTGGACAAGGACAACCGCAAGGCGGACAAATGGGTGGAGCACCAGGTATGCCACCACAAGGTGGCGACATACAATCTTTAATGCAATCACAAGGAGGAATGTAAAATGGCAAATGAAAAAGGCAACGAGCTGGCTTCGTTTAGCAAAGTCAAAGTTAATCCAGAAAGACCGTATTCATCTCACAACCCGCAATACAAAGACCCAAGTAGGGTAAGAGACGTAGATGAGTATGGCTGGAAACCAAACAAAAATGCTAAACCCTACTGGGGTGAAAAGAAAGACGAGTAGGCATTTTGCCTACTCTGTTCTTTTAGAGGTGCAATATGCCAATACCAAAAAAGAGAAAAAAAGAGACAACAAGTGAATGGCGAAGCAGGATAGTAAAGAAAGAAATAGAAGCGGGTAAGCCACAAAAACAAGCTGTGGCTATAGCTTATAGTATAACCAAGAAAAAGAAAAGGAGAAAGTAAATGGCTATTACTATTCCAAATGTAATAAACAACATTTCCAGTTCACAAATAGTAACACAAAGTGGACAAGCTTGCATTCCTGCTAATTTGATAGACGCTAACTTTCAAGCTTTAGCAAACCCTGTAAACCCCGTTATTTCTGTTACTGGTAGTATATCCTTATTAACAGCAAATAGCGGTAATATATATGAGCTAAATGCCCCAAGTGCTAATGCGACAATAACTCTTCCAACACCAACAAATGGGTTCAATGCTATTTTTGTTGGTAATAATTCTTCAAGTTATACTTATACTTTTTCAGCTTCAAGTGGTAGTATTCTTTGGAATAATACCTCAAGTGCAAGTGTAACACCAAACACTACAAGTGGAGTTTATTTTTTAGTGTCAGATGGAACCAATTACATACTAAATTCTTATAGTGATATTACTGGTGTTACTTCGGGAACTTATGGTAGTAATACTCAAATATCTCAAATAACTGTTGATGCAAAAGGTAGAGTAACAAGCGCAACAGCACTGTCATTGTTTACAGCACAAAACACTGCAGTCTTTACCTCTTCTGGTTCTTGGACTGTTCCACAAGGTGTAACTAAAATATTAGTAAGCGGTTGTGGTGGTGGAGGTGGTGGTGGAGGAAGTTATAGTGGTGCTTCTGGATATGGTGGTTTAGCGGGACTATCTACTATAAAACAATCTATTTCAGTAACACCAGGTCATACATTAACGATTACTATAGGAGCAGGTGGAACAGGTGGGGCACCTGGGGCGGTCAATAATGGTGGGAGAGGTGGAGATACAACTTTAGTAGATAGCAATACATCTACTACTCTATTAACTCTTTCGGGTAGGGGGGATACTTTTATGATAATATCAGGTGGTGGATGTGCTGCAGTAGGCGAAGGGGGAGTGTTTGGAACAAGTCCTTTGGTTGTCTGCTCGGATAATGGACACCCTGGAAATGGATATGGAGCGGGGGGTGGTGGTGCATCTGGTGATGCTTCTCGCACAGGTGGCAACGGTGCGCCTGGTATTCTAATTATAGAGTGGTAGGAGAAATAAAATGAGAGTAGCTTGTTTAGACAGTAATAACAATATAATCAATACAATTGAAGTGAAAGACTTAAACTCTATACCAGATTTCATAGGTGTAGATAGTAATAATAACCCAATTCATAAAAATCAAGCAGTTAACTTTGTAAAAATACCAGATGTTATTCAAGTTGACCCAAACAATACTTATGTTTGGCTTGATGAAAAAGGTAATTTACAAACTCAATATATACCTGCATTAGCACCAAAGAATGCACTAAAAGTAAATAACTACGGTCATTCTAATTTACCGCTTAATACCCTAATAACTATTGACAACGGAACAATAATACAAAACACAGAACAACAAATATTACAAAATTTACAAAAACAAAAGTTACAAAATCTTTCCATTTATGTTGCATCACTTTTGCAACCAACAGATTATATAATTATAAAAATGGCTGAATCACAATTAACAAATAATAATATACCACCAGGATTACAGACTAAATATGCGAATCAATTACAGCAAAGAGCAAATATTAGAAAATGGAATGATGATATGGAGCAAGCAATAAACAACGCGACAACCATAGAACAATTGCTTGCTATTAATATAGAGTATAATTAAAAGGAGGAACAATAATGCAAATAACACAAGAAGAGTTAGATTTGTTAGACCCAGAAACACAGCAAAAAATACTTGCTATGACGCAGGAGTATGAACAGGCGACAAAGGTTAAAAACGAACTGCAGGATTTTATGAACAAGGTTTACTCTAACCCGCAGTTAAAACAGCAGTTTGAACAAGTGGTGAAACAAGTAGACCCAAATGTAGAACTTCCAAAAAGTCCTATTGAAAGTTATATTGACCCAATCAAACAAGAGTTTGAAGCATTTAAACAAGAACAAGCAAGAAAGGAACTAAAAGCACGATTGGAAGCAAAGGCAAGACAACTTGGTATTGCACCAGAAGAGTATCCAAAAATAGATGAAATTATGGCTCAAAAGAAAATGCTTGATATGGAATCCGCTATGGAATACTATGCAGCGGTTAGGGACAGGAGTAGAGGGTTAACAACAAGTGTTGCTGACAATGATATATTGTCAAATGTTAACAAACAGGCAGAAATATATGACTTAAACACGGCAAAACAAAAAGCACTTGAAAAAATTAGATACATACAAGGAGGATTTTAAAAATGGCTAACAAAGTCAATTTCGGGGTAACGGGCACAGGTGGGGATTATTTAGGAACACCTATAACATTGAGTATTTCGGCAAGTTCAAGTCAGGTTATTACACAAAAAGGCTACTACTATGTATTGCCTGATACAAACGGCACACTGCAAATGAATGTAAACAGCACTTGGACAAATATGGCAACAGCGGGAAACGGTGGATTAATTTACAGCGATGGAGCAAGTTTTAGGATATCAGCAAATGCTAGTGGAAGCACAACTAAACTTGTTCAAGCATTATACTTACATTAAAAGGGGGAATAAAGAATGGCAGGCATAACAACCACTACAGGCACAGGTCCTTTAATAGGACAGGGATTTTATCCTACTTCGGCGCAGAGCGCACAGAACTATATCAATGTAATGCTTCCAGAGATAATGCCAAGCGTTATCTATGAAGGCGTTAGGAAGGCACGACCAACATTAAGGTTGCTGCTTAAAAAAACACAAAAACCACTAAAAGGTGGTTGGGCTCCAATTAATCAACCAGTGTCGTTTCAGACATTTGGTAACAACGGTAACTGGACAGGAATGAGCGGTAGCTTCAATATCCCAACTATTACCAATCCAATACAAAACTTACAGTTCTTACCAGCACTGTATATCAACCCAATATCTTATCTCTTAACCGAAGAGGTAATGATGGATAGTCCTAATGCGGTAATAGATGTTGTTGCACAAAGGATTACAGACGCATATGAAACAATGTTTGATAACCTTAACTCAACAATATTGGGAACAATGGGCACCAACTCGTTGCAAATGCAAGGGTTATATGATATCGTAGATAACGGAACAAACCAGTCATACTACGGTGGACTAACAAGAGCAAGCTATACATATCTGAACTCTAAAATATTCAGTTACTCTGCTGGTATATTCTCTTCAACACCAACGGCTTATCAGATAGTTCACAGATACTTGCTATCGTTCTTAAACGATACTAACTACAGAATACCTGATGTAGGTATTACATCATTTGCGGTATTTTCTGCATTAACAGAGTCAATGGCAAGTATAGAAAGGGTTCAAGTTCAAGACCCAGCAAGAATAGCTGACAGCAGGGATTGGGCAGTTCAGGTAGTAAGCGTAGATGGTGTTCCAATTCTACCAGACCCAAGCATATCAACAAATACAATCTACTTCTTAAATCTCAACAAGCTTGAACTTGGAACAGTTCCACAGCTTAATTTCAAACTAACACCACCAGCAGACCTACAACCAACAGGACAGTTAGGCTTCGTTCAAACGGCATTGATAGCTGGGCAATTTTATTCATTTGAACCATCAGCACATTTTCAGCTAACGGGCTTCCCTGGAGTAACATTAGCATAGTAATAAAAATTTGGGTAGCACACCCATTTAAAAATTAAGGAGGTAGGTATGTGGATTTACAACAAAACAAACAACGAATATAAAGTAAAATGGGGTTCTAAATATTACAAACTACAACCAAAAATGAATGAAATAGAAGACGAAATAGCAAAAGCATTTTTTGGTTACAATGTAGATATATACAACAGTGACCCAAAAGAAGCAGAAAAAGAAGCACAAAGACTTGTAGATATTATCAAGCAAAGATGGGCATTAGCAGGTGTTGAAATAAAAGATGACAGCTGGCTTGAGTTTAATGAACCAAACAGTAAGTGGCTTATATCTGATAGTCACGATGAAATAATTGATATGCTACAACCTGAAACACAAAAGGGAAAAGCGATAAATGGCAACCCTAAATGATTATTTAACATTTGTTAGTAGTAAAATACCAACATATTCAGCTATTCCACAAGCTACTGTTATTAATGCAGTTAACGATGCACGAAACCAAGTAGCTTTGTGGACTGGTTGCACCAAAACAAAACTAACATTTAATTTAACACAAGGGACAAATACATACACATTAAGCAGTATATTTGGTAACCAAATATTAACAGGTATAATATCAATATGGCTCTGGATAGGAACATTTAAATATCCATTGCAAAAAGGTAGTATAGGTAATTACAATTGGGACTATCAGCAGTATCCTACTACTTATTGGATAATATCACAGTCATTAAGAGTATACCCAACACCATCAAGTAATTACCCACTTGAAATATATTATACTTATCAACCACAAGCATTAAATTATTCAACTGATGTTGATAATGATATACCGCAAGCATTTTATCAAACGGTTGGTCTTCTTGCTTCATCTTATACGGCTATTGCAGACGGTAATGCACAGTTAGGTCAACTATATGAACAAATGGCACAAAAGCAAGCTGAAGGCAATCATATAGGTAGGTGGTAATGGCACAACAACAAGGACAGCCAAAAGTATCTAACATACAAATGAATAAAAAAGACCCAATGAAGGGTCTTACAATAACAATTCAAGGATACTCTGGTATTAATAATACTCAACCACCTGATTTAATACCTGATAATGCTGTCCAAGATATATATAATTTTCTACCAATAGGCAACGGCACAGTTAGAAAACTACAACCACCTTCACTGGTAGCTACTCTTCCCTACAATCCAATTGTAATGATTAATGATATTTTAAACGGTAGCCTTGTAATGTTTGTTATACTTGATGACGGTAGTGCTGGAACCATTAGTGGTGGAACTTACTCACAGGTTGCTACTGCAAATACATTCAGCACGGTTGCAAGTTATATTCAAATAACCAACTGGCAAAATCAGGTTTTTTTAATTATTGACAATATAAAGGGATATTTTTCATATTCACCAAGTAGTGGCTTAACACTAATAAATTCTGGTATAAAAGGTAATACAATAATAGTTTATCAAGGTAGAGTATTTGTTGGTGGCGGTAGAAACATACAATATTCAGCACCTACAAGCTATACAGATTTTACAACTACAAATGGTGGTGGAACATTTATGATTTCATCACCTAACTTAAAACAGCAAATAATAAAGCTTATTGCGTATATGAATAATATCTATGTAGTAGGAGACCACGCAGTAATAGCTATTACAGGAACTACAATTAACAATGACCCAAGCTTGTGGTATATACAAGAGATATTTAACACAACAGGTAGTATTTACTCTAATAGCGTTATTAACTTTAACAATACAATATATCTTGTAAATGAATACGGTATATATCAAATAGTAAGTAGTCAATCTCAAAAAATTGACTATATGGTTGATATTACTAAATTTAGCTGGACTTCGGGTCAAGCGGATTTGGCACAGATTAATAACCTTAACTTTTATCTTTTGCCTATACAAAAATACAGTATATTATACTCACAAAACTATAATCTGTTGTTAGCTTATTGTGTGGATTTACAGCAGTATTTTCAAATAGATTTAGGATTTAATATTACTGGAGTTTATGCAACAAGAAGTATAACAGACCACAGTATTTACATATTAGCACAGAACAGCATATATAAATTAGGCGGTGGAGCATCAAAAATTAAAGGCTTAATAAGAACAAAGAACTTTGATTTTGGTTATCCTTTTTTATATAAGACAGTAAGAAACACAAGCTTTAATATTATACCTTACAGTGGAACACCTAATATGTCTTTAACAGTAAACTTACAATCTCTTACAGGAACATCTCCAAGTCAATCTGGAACAAATATGAACAGCTTAAACTATATAAGCAATTTAGCTATCGCGGTTTCAACCTCTACCTCACCACTTTATATACTACCACAAAATGGTGTTAATATTCCATTGTTGATAAATATTAATACTGCAATTCCTACATCTTATTTACCTATATTCTACTTAAATGTAAGTGGTAATGCGTTTAGCTTTGATATAGCAGATAACAGTAATGCTTCATTTGATATAGTCCAAACTTATATAAGAGCGCATTTAGGAAGGTCGGTAGTATGAGTAATCAAACAACACCTGTTAGTTATATTACTATAACTGGTTTACCAGATATACAAAGCAAGTTTCCTGAAAATAAAACGGTTAATATATTAAACGACTTTCAGCAACAGCACTACACAGACCACTCAACTATTTACTCTGTTATCAATAACTTGTATAAGAGTTTAAATATGCCACAGATACAAGTTCCATTACCAAACTTATTCTTTAATGACGCACCAAGCTTTAATATATTTCTAACCAATAATAGGACAGACCACGCGTTGTTTTATCAAGCAACAACCCAAATAGCACAAGAGTTAGTGGCAAAGGGTTATGGTGTTACACCAACCCTTATTAACTTTAATGAAAATTTAATTCAGTCAACGAATGAATATAACTATTTGACGATTGATAAATTTATACAACAAGAGGTTTCAATACACAATGCTTTTATGAGGTATTTGGAAATATTGATTGACACTCTTAATAAAACGCCAATACCATTGGCGGGTGGGAGTTAAAATGATTGAGTTTAGAGAAGTTAAATATATTCCAAGAGGACATATATTTAGAAAGATATATGATAAATATCATAACGGTTGGTTGATAAATTATGATATTTTTAAGTCAAATGTAAAAGACGCAGAGAACTATTTGATATACAAGGATAATAAGGAAATAGGATTTGTAAGCTTTGTATACAAGCCAGATACTTTAATGGTTTATATTCACTATTTAAGCGTAGCTTGTGCAAGCAAAAAGGTTAATATTAAAAAAGAACTATATAACTTACTATTGACAAAAGGATATTACTTTGTTATGGTATGTTATTATAGAATTAAGAAAAGAAGATTTTTTTGTTATCATATAAAACATTAAAAGGAGGATAATAATATGTCAGACCCAGCGACAGTTGGAGCTATAGCATCGGTTGTAGGAACTGTATTTGGTATAGGGGAGAGTTTGTTTGGAGGCAGTAGCATTAAAATGCCAAAACTACAAATGCCACAGGTTCAAAATTTTAAAATACCAGAAACAGACTTACAACAGTTAAATCAACAAATAGCACAAAATACACAATTATCAGACCAAGCAAGACAAGCCGCTATGCAGGCTATTAACGGCTATAATCAAGGACAGCTTTCAGAAGCTTATGCTGGTATGTATCAAGACCAGTATAACAAAGCAAAACAGCAAATACTACAGCAGTTAGCAGCACAAGGATTTACTGAAGGTAGCACACAGTATACCAGTGCTATGCAAAACCTTGAGACTTGGGCTGCAAACCTAAAATCACAGCTATTGCAAAAACAGTTAGATGACGGATTGAGGTTAGCTGGTTTATCTGATAATGCTATAAAAGATTTGGAGAGTTCTTGGCAAACGCAAAGTGGTATTAATGCACAAAATAATGCCGCTAATATTGAAGGCACAAATGCTTACAATCAAGCACAATTGGGGCAAACACAAGCACAAATGTTAAATCAACAACTACAACAACAAAAATACGGCAATATAGCAAATGCTGTTCAAGGACTCGGCGGAGCACTTGGAAAAATAGGTAGTGGTGGAACAGGTTCAATAACAAGCACAGGTGATATAGGTGGACAATATTCTTCAAATCCTGTAGGTTATCAAACAGCTAAATCTGACCCAATGGGTGCAGCAGGTCTTCCAACATTTGGTAGTATATTTGGGGGTCAATCAAATGGCTAACGCTATTAATGATATAATAAAGCAATCTGTAAACAATATAACCAATATACAACAAGCAAATCAACAACTACAGAGTATATTAGGGCAAAGCCAAAACCAACAAACAACTGGTAGTCAGCAATTACCAAGTGATATGGTATTAAGTCCATTTGAAGTATCTCAATATAATACTCTTATGACCGAAGACCCTACATCAAGCAAACATAAACACGGTAAAGTAGTAGCTACTTACTTAAGTGGCAAAGTGCCTGCACAGATAGAACAAATGGAAAATCCTTCTAACTATTCAGAGTTAACAAATATGCTGTCTAATTTATCAAAACAAGGACAATCCGCATTACAAGGTTATATTTCAAACCAACAAAACCTTGCTCCAAGTCTATTTGCTAACACTTGGGAAACACCAAACAAAGACACAAGTTCAATTAGTCTATCATTAGCAGGTAACCAACCTAAAAACAAAATAATGCAACAATATGAAGGCAAGTATAATGAGATGCAACAGCAATTAGACACACAAAAACAAAACTATTTAAGCCAATTAGATACAATGAGAACTAACATACAAAATTCATTACAGCAATTAGCAAATCCTGATACAGCAAGAGCGTTAATATTAGGCACAACAGCAACATATTTGCAGAATGTTTATAATAGAATATCTCCTTATTTAGACCAAAAAAGCTATCAACAGTTAACCCAACAGATGCAAGACATATATTCAAAGGATCAACAGTTTGCTACCAGTTATAACCAATTATTCCAAAACTATTTGGGTATGAATGCAAACCTAATTGATACGTTAAAACAAATTCAATCGAATACATTTGGCGGTATGCAACAAGGTGCACAGCAAGCAACACAACAGCTATCACAATTAGGTGGTCAACAACTTAATGTTCCAAATATAACAGATATGGGTTCAGCTATTAAAGCACAGGGAATACAAAATACGGCAAACAATCAAATACAAGACATACAATTTGCTGATACACACTTTGGCTTAACACCAACAGATTGGCAGGCGTATATACAATCTAATGGTCAAGCACCAACAAGTCAGGAAGATGCTGACCGATTGCAACAAAATAGATATTGGAGTGGAGGATAATTATGAGCACACCAATAAAAGGACCTTTTGATTTTAATTCAATAACAAATACACAACAACAAAAACCAGCACAAAAACCAACTCCTACACCAAAACCAGCGCTAAAAATAACTCAAACATCACAACCAAAACAACCTACTAAACAAACACAATCAACAATACCAAAAATTACTGCACCAACGCAACAGCCATTATTGCAATCACCTTCAGATACAGAAGCAAAAAATCTTATAGATAACTTTAATAAATTACAACAACAATTAAATGAAAGTCAAAAAAAATATAATGAAGTTGCACAACAAATAATATCAGATACTTCCAAAAGAAAAAGTGAATTAACAGAATATTTTAAGAAAATGGATGATGCGTTAAAGCAAACAGATGACATTCCAACAATAAAAACATACAAAGATATAGTTCAAGAAAATAGTAAATTAATGCCATTAATGGTTGGTCTTATAGCATTAGGAACAGCAGTATTTGGTAATAGAGACGGCACAACAATGGCAGATAAAATGGGGGCTATGTTTGGTGCTTTAAAAGAAAAAAACTTAACAGATTGGAAAACAGCTTCAGAAGATTTCAAAAGTCAATTAGAGCAGTGGAAAGTTAAAAGTGAGAATATATATAACAAAGTAAATATGATGATGCAAAAGTTAATGATGGGTGAAAAAATAGATGATGAATTAGCAAAATTTAAAACTGATTTTGCAAATACTAATTTAAATACTAACTTGTCATTGTTAAGTATTATATCAAAAATTTTACCAGAAGTAGAAAGAATGCAACAAGAAACTAAATTAAAAGTTGCACAATTAAATATGGAAGCACCATATTACGGAGCACTTACTCAAAGTCTTATAGAGGGCACTAAAGAGAAACAAGCATTAACAGCAAAAAATACCGCTATAGCACAAATGTTACAAGAAGCAAATCAAGCATATCAAGAATATGCTAAAGCACTTGATAAAGGTGACCAAAAGTTAGCGGCAAAATGGCTTGCTAAATATCAAGCATTAATTAAAAAAATACCATCATCTGGAAACAGTGGTGATGGTGGTTTAGATATTAATCTTACACCAGGTCAAGTTCAAACTAATTCTAATGTTGTAAGCAGTAAATAAAAGGAGTAGTAAATGTTTGAAAACATTTATGATATAATGAAAGCAGCAATGGAGGGACAAAAAGATTTTCAACCCCCACCAACAACACAACGAATGTCACAGCTTGTAACTAATGAACGCAAAGACTCATTACCAGACCAAATCATACAACACTTAAAAAATTCAATACAAGAATATAATAAACATCATCAAAACGAAAACATATTAAAGCCACTTGTAAGTTTTAACAATACACAACCTGAAAAACCTAATCCTCCCAAAAATATATTAGAACCACTTGTAAAGAGTTATGAACAGTATGGTGAACTTTCTAATTTACGCAAAGACCCGAAGATTGCTAATATATTAAGTAAATCTGCTGTTCTTCCTATTTTAGGAAAAGTTAGTATTGGGGATGTAATTCCAAGAACTACAGTTGAAGCAATAGCTTGGAAAGAAATACCAATACCCGCCCTTAAACCAATAGGAAAAGGAATTAGTGGTTTTTTAAAATCTACCGCTACAAGTGCTGTTAAAATGGCTGGTTGGAATGAAGCTATCAATGAAGTTTACAATTTAAGTTCTGGTAATAAACTTGGAACAAATGCAGAAGGGGCATTAGAAAGCGGTGCATTATTTGGTGGTGCTGGAACAACTTTAGTAAAAACCGTTCCATTTGTATCAAAATTCATTAGAACAGGGGCATCAGGTCTAGCAAAAACATTATACGAATCATTCCCACAAACAACTAAAGAATCTCTAACTTGGGCTTTTTCACACGCAGCAAAATATTTTACACCTACTTATGCCTTAACATCAAAGCCTACAAGATTTTTTCTGCGTATAGTCAATAGAGCATTATCAACTTTGAATGAAGCAAGATTAGCAGCTACAAATGCATTAAATTTTATAGACAATAATAGGATTGGTTCAATATTAGATGAACTTGGTAAAAAAATATCTCCTGAAAAACACCAATCAATTAATAGATATGGTGCTGCAATATATTTTACAGCGGCACCAGACGAAGAGATAGCACAATTTATTGAAGCAAATCCTGAAGCTAAAGAAATAGTAGAAACAGTAAGAAATACTTTAAGACAATATAAAAACAATGTTCAAGATGCAAGACAAGCATTTGAAAAAAACCAAGAAGCATTAAGGATTAAGAGAACGCTTCAGGGTAAAGAAATGAAAGAGATGAAATATGATGAATACTTTACAACAGCAAAAAGCCCTAAAGAAGCATTACTTGAAAAAGACACTCCTTTAGTAGATGAGATAGCATATAAATTTAATAACAAAGAAGGATTTTGGAATGGCTATTTTGGTAGCATATATTTTCCTGTAGCATTAGATAAATACTTTAAAACAGGTAGAGGATTATCTGCTAAAATAAATGACAAATATGTATATTCTATAGATAAACACGATGCTCATAGATTAGCTTCTAAAATAACTGATATTATAAAAGCAGATTTTCCAGAAGAAAAATGGACAGAAATAAAAGATAAAATATATCAAAAATTACAAGATATGCCAGTTGCAGGAACTTACTCTGAACTTTATAACCATATGAATGATATCATTGAAAGTGCATATGGTCGTGTTAACTACAACGAAATAAGAGCTGGTGTAAGAAACGAGATTAAAAATAAAATAAAAGAAATCAATGATATAAAAAGAAATCTCAATAAAGAGATAACTAAAATTAAAAGAGAAAAATTTAAAGAATTAAAGAATTTAAGTGGCGAAGAATTAGAGAATGCCAAAAAGAAAATAATAGATGATTTGAATGAATACAAAAAAAATAGATTAGAAGAAATCAAAAAAATGAGAGATAGTGAACTGCAGAGAATAAGAAATATAAGAGATAGTAAACTACAAGAAGCAAAAGAACTTAAAAAAGAACAAATTAAAAAAGCACAAAAATTTATTTATCAAATATATAAAACTTCACATATAAGTGGAGCAACAACAGCAGAAGAAGAAAAAGCATTAAGCGAATTATTTGAAAAAGCAGATAAATTATTTGAAAAGGAAGGCTACGGTTCATTAGACGCTTCCAGATTAATGAAATTTTACAGTGATATAGCATTAGCATTTCAAAACTTTGGCGACAAAGACATAATAGAAAATAAGTTAGTTCCTGGGTTACCTATTAGCGAAGTAATAGATGATATCCATAATTTAGCTGAAAAAATACAAGGAATAAGACCACAAAAGTATTTCTTTTTGAGCGGTGGCTTGCACGGTAATATCGTAAAAACGCTTGATGAATTTTTAATACCACCAGAACTATTTACATCAGAAGTCCATTCGCTTGAATTAAAAGCAAATGACTTTGCTATATTTCTTAAAAGATTAGCAATAGGATTAATTCCAACATTCCATATGAAATCACTAACAGCTTCAGGCATTTATAGAGAAGGTGATTTATCTACTCTTATTGAAAACAGCAGAAATATATTTATGAATAAAGAAGATTTTGCACAAAAGATAAGTCCATTAGCAGAAAAAATGAGTAAACTATTAAAAGAATTTCCTAATACTTCTACTGTATTATCAGGAACAGCTGATATACCAGTTAGAATTGGAAATATTATTAGTAAAACTCCGTGGCTTAAGTGGGCTGATGATAGACTATGGTATAGATTCCAAACCTATGATAAAGTTAGTGCATTTGCTCGTATATACGATGATTTAACAGCTGGTAAAATAACAAGAAAAGAAGCCGAACAAATGATTAAAAATGTTAATACATTTTTCGGTGGCTTACCTGAATTTGCAAAATTTAATCCACATTTACGAACCGCATTAAGATATGCATTTCTTGCACCTGACTGGGAGTGGTCTCTTGTAAAGCAGTTAATGGGTGGCGTGTTAGGATTGGACGAAGAGAGAGTAAGATATTTTTATAATGTATTATTTTTCAATATGTATCTCAATAGTGCTATTAATGCTGCAAGAGGAATGTATCCTGACACCGTAGATTGGCATAGAGTTTATGATGCTGTTAGAAATAATGATATAGGAAGATTGTTTAAACAAACACTAACAGTAGCTGGAATTCCTATTAATATAGATATTCTTGGTTATGAAAGTGAAATGTGGACATTGTTTTATTCAGCAATTGAACCAATAATTCAAGCAGGTGCAATAACAAAAGGTTCTTTAAACACCGCATTACATAATTTCTTTTACCATCTATCTACTAAACGCTCAATCCCCTGGCAAGAGCTTGCTTCAATTAGTAATTATATGACAAATACAGATACAAAAAATAAAAGTATATTACAAGCAGTATTAGCACCATTCTTTCCATATGTAGCAAAAGGATTTATCTTTCCAAAAGACAAAGGTAATTGGTTGGCAAGTGGTGCATCTTCGCTGTTCAGTAGCACTGGTGTTCGTTCGCAGGTCTTAACTAAAACTCAACCTATGGCTCAATTAATGACAAGCGACCAAAGATATACACCTGAAACATATGAGCAAATAAGAAAATATATTATTACTTTCGTAAAAGACCTTGCAAAAAGCCATAAAGACCCAAAAAGAGCATATGAATACAACTTATATTCTTCATTGCTTGATACGGGTTTTTCTGACACTATACCTAATTTTAAAGAATTTGTTAAGCAATATAAAGAGACAGATAATCCACAAACAAAACAAGAAATAAAAATACAGTTACAACAGTATGCATTAAGAACAGCAAGACAAATGTATCAAAAAATTACACACAGCACTTTTTACGATGTCTTAAAATCTCAAATGGGAGGGCAGGGTGCTAATGATTATGTATCAAAATTAGTAATTAAAGTATTAAATTATGGTTTTATGAGAGCAAAACAACAAGCTACAAAAGAACAAACATCATCACTTTATCCTGATGAACAACAACCACAAACGCAACAACCAGAACAACCACAATCATATAATATTCAACAACAAGACACTTCAGAAAATATAAATACTATAATCCAAAAAGCAGCTTCTACTTATGGTATCCCAGAAAAACTTATTAGTGCTGTTATACAAGCTGAATCCAGTGGTAACCCTGATGCAGTATCACCAAAGGGTGCTGTTGGACTAATGCAGCTTGAACCAAGCACAGCACAGGAATTAGGTGTAACAGACATAAACGACCCTCAACAAAATATTATGGGGGGTGCAAAATACTTAAGCTACCTAATTAAAAAATACAACGGTGATTTTGTTCTTGCTTTAGCAGCTTACAATGCAGGACCAAACGCAGTAGACCAATATGGAGGAGTTCCACCATATGGAGAAACAATTAACTACATTAATAGAGTTGCCGATATTTATAATAATACCTAATCTTGCTTCTTTCGTTCTCTCCAAGCTATTTTAAGCATTTTGTAAAATAGCGGAGAGGATATTTTTTTAATGAACGGTTCCTTAAGAAAAGCAAACACAGAGTTAGTTCTTACTTTTAACTTACGGGCTATTTCTTCTATATCATAGCCTAACTCAAACAAATAAAACGACAAATAGCTTTTAATATACGACACTCCTCTTTGAGCCAATATATAGTTAGTTACTATCTGACTAACTAATGGAGGAGAAATATTAAGTATTCTGGCTACTGTTTGTTCGTTATATTCCTTGTATAAAGATAGTATTTCAAATATATCTTTCTTGGTTAACTCTTCTAATTTCATTTTCTTGATAACCATTCCAAAATCCTTACGGCTGTTTTATACCTTACTTTTTTACCTTGCCTTACTCTTGTGCAGTTTAGCCCCATTCTCTTTAATGTCTTGCAAGGGAGAAAACGAATCTTCTCCATTGCAATCATAATAATCTTTTCTCTGTTTTCGTCGCTTACGAACATTTAGACCAACCGCAACTCAAACAGGTCATACAGCCTTCAGCATACATTAGGCTTTTGCTTCTACACACAGGACACACATTACCTATCTCAACTTTTTTGTTACCGTGCTTTTCACGGAATTTCTTTTTCCTTCTCTCAATCTCTTCATCGGTTAGTGGTTCACCTATTGGTTTCATATCTATACCTCCTAATAAAACTCTCTATACGCTACGCTAATGGGTCTACAAGCTTCATTAGACCACTCGGCAATATAATTATACCCTTGAGTGTCATAAACCTTGTCATAATAGGATTATAAAATATGGGTTAACCAAAGTCTGCATAATAAAGTAATAGTTAGTATACATCACACAACCTCTCCGTTTATTATCTTTAAGTTGTCAACTTTGAATACTCCGTTCTCGAGATAGTCTATTATTGCAAAACCGTTGTTCCAATTTGTATGAGGGTCATAACTAACAAATGTTTGTCCCATACAACCAACAACCCAAGCCCCTTTAACCTTATTGCCTATGGTTCTAAAGAAATATTCATCTGTTTTATGCCAATGACCAACAATGGTATTTTCGTGTGTTGCACCTAATATTCTTTCAGCAATATTCTTTCTTCCACCAATTTTTAACTCGTGCCCGTGAAGATGATATAGCTTCCTAATCTTTAACGGTGCTAAACCACTTGTCATTAACTTCCAGTTATCTACATACTCAATCTGATACTTTTTATCAAGCATATCTTGAATGGTAATCATACCATACAAAGCAGGTGCTTTGGTAATGATGTAGTTTTCTAACCTTTTTTCGTGATTGCCTTCAATGTAATAGATTTTCATAGGGTGAAAAGCTTTGTCAAGCTTTTCTATAAACTGTGATAAGAATGGAATTTCAGATTGTAAAGACCAATTATCAGGGTCGTGAGTAAATGAACTGACACTCTCAAAATCCATTATGTCTCCACCCAATACCAATGTCTCAAAGTAAATGCGTCGTTTCTTGATGTAATCAATCATTATATCAACCGCATTTTCATTAAAATACGGTAGATGAACATCAGCAATAAATAATTCTATCACTTCGCCTCCTTTTTTAAAAACTTTTGATATAAACTTTTCTTAACTTCTTTTGGTTGTTCTATCTCTATCATTTCTATTTCTTCTGCTGGACTTATATAATTAATAAAAAATACAGGAAATCCTATCGGTAATTTACTCAAATCCCTTTTTTCCATCTTATATTTCTTCCATAGAGAAAAATTGTAAACAGCTAAATCATATTCACTTGGATATTCCTTACTTATCGTGTTAAGCAGATTACATAATTTTAACCAATCTCTTTTTCGTGTTAAAAACCAGCGGGTTATTATAACTTGAGTTTGATTTCTTGATAGTTGAATTGGTTTATGCTTTTTGGGAAAATAAGACTTTAAGTCATCTACTTTTTTGCCGTCCCTTTGTAGCTTTTCCAGAACAGTTACTTTAGTTGCTTTGGTTAAATACTTTGTTTCTTTAAAGTTACGAAGAGTTTGAAGACCAACTCCTAACCGTTCAGCTATCTCCTTATAGGTGTAGCCGTTATTGTGGGCATAGTCTATTACATCAAGCAATATGCCATTTGTAATCACTTTATCTTATACCCCGCATTATTAAATTCTTGTTTTACAATGTTTTGAATAAGAAGCTGTTGAGGATTTTCTTTGGCTATTTTTCTCATCTCTTCTTGCTTGGTTAACTTTTGCAAATACTCTTCGTAAAACGGAAGCATCGGCTGGAGTATCGCTTCCCAAGCTTCTATTGCAAACGCAGCACACATAACTCTATCATCGTGCTTTGATTGTATAGCACCTATATCTCCGTTGTCTACAATGATATATTTTAACTCTTGCATTAAATCGGAACTTCTAATAATACAACTACCATCAGCTACCGCTGCTTTCAGCTGTGCCATAATCTTATGCTTATTACCACCTGTTATCCACTGTATTGCACTACCAGGCATTAGGCTATCAACCCTTTTGTAAACATAATCTTTCATTTTTCTTGCATACTCATATAGGGTTCTATCTTTAACATTCTCTTCAATTATTGTTCTTCTTAACAATTGAATAATCTGTGCTACTGCCCTACCAGCACCATCTATCTCATACATAGACAAGTATGCATTAAACATAGAACCGATTTTAAGGAACAAGTAAGCCGATTGAATAGTATCGGTGGTAGGACTTGCCCACTCTGCTACTTGGAGTATTTTATCCCTAAATGCTTTCCACACTTGAATAACAGCCCTATCGCTTTCAGGGTTAGTAGAGTAAGCTGGGTCAAATGATAAGATATAACCATTGTAAGATAAATCTGGTGGGTCTTCCCATATCTTTAAATGACCTGTTTGACTTGGTGCTAACTGTGTTTTAGATGGCTTATCAAAAAATACAGGTTCAAATCTCTTAATAGGCTCTTTTACTTCTTCTTGTGCATTCCTTAATGTAGTAGGAACAAAATAGTTACTACCACTTGCCCTAAAGGCATCTTCAGGAACAAAAGGATACATCTCATACATTTGGTCTTCTTTTGATTTACCTGTCTCATAGTCTTCTTTTATTTTTTCTTTAAAAGTTTTTCTCCACCAAGCTATTTGATTCATAGTGAGTTCATAACCGTATACCCTTTTTATCTCATCAACTCTTTCTTTTTCGTCAGAGGTTAAATTGTAACCATATTTGAGTAAATCAGCATCGTTATCAACCCTATAAATATCTTTTAACCACCACCCAATAAATAAGGCAGCTTGGGTGTTACTTTCTTTGGCTGCTTCCCAAGTATCATAATAGAAGTTAAAACCGTTTGCTGTTGACTCATAAACAAATAACCTCTCGGGATTTGTCTCGCTAAAGGTTTGTTCAAAGTTGTTTATATCTTGAACGCTTGGATAATAAGCCACTTCTGTTAAATGAGCAAATGTAGTAGCTTGACCTCTACCCATATTACCTGTAGCTTTGTTACGACTTTTTGGGTGATAGTAAGCAATATCTGAATCAAGTGTTCCAACACTTGTCCAAGTAAAACTGGTATGGTCTGCATTATTTATAATCATTGGGCGCTTTTGAGAAGGTTGAAGAGATTTCCAATATCGTTTTGTAATAAGAGCACGAACTTCTTTTACCGTTCTTTCGTCGTGGGCTACAATTGCTGCTTGGGTATTTCTAAATCTCATTGCATAGTATAAATCAAACAATGACATTGATGTGGTTATACCAAGTTGTCTTGCTTTGAGAACAACAATTGTTTTAACATCTTTACTTTCTAATGTTTCAAATAATACTCTAAATAGTATTTTCTGTGCTCCATACCATTCCTTGTGATTAAAATTCATCCTGCCTTTTTCCTTTGATACAATTACAACATTTTGGCTCCACTTAATAAAATTTTTATATGAAATATTATTGAATTCTAAATAATTTGTGATATATTCTGGCTTTATCTGAATAATCATTTTAATTCCCCCGAATTCAGTAGAATAAAAAAGGCGACATATAGTCGCCCATTAGTTTACTATATGTGGTTTGGTTTCTTCTTTTTCGTATACTCCTATTATATTATCAACATTAATTGCGAAAATATAACTATTATTTTCAGTAACCTCTAATAAGATAGCCTCTACTAAATCTACTAAAACCTTATCACCCTTTTTGAATTCATATTCCAAATACTCTGGCACCTCTAAAAGGTCAGCTTTTACACTATGATTAATATATGTTAAATCTTTAGCCTCAACTATAATCCAATTATTCACTGGTCTTAATTTCATTTCTTCACCTCTTCTACTGCTTTGGCTACTTCAGCTACCTTATCCAATATATTCTCACCCTGTTCTATTTTTTTAATCACCTTATCGTGGTCTGCACTAAAATAACCTACTAACGCTATACCTATTCCAACAACGCCTGTTGTAATTGCTGTTATCAACCCCTGTGTGCTACTGTTAACCGCTATTCCTGCTATTGATAATATAACAATTACCAACCCTGATATTGAGCCTGACAATGTTGTCTTAATATCCTGCATATTATTTGCCTCCATAAGCAATAGTTTTTAATTGGTCTAAAACTGAATTCCTATCATATACAATCTGTTGTAAATCCCGTTGGTCAATATCTTTACCAGTTTCCTTTGCCTCTTTAATTAATCCTCCAACCTTACTTGCTGTTGTAATTAAATCAACTAAAATATCCATTGCCAATTCTACATTGTTCATCACTTAACCCCCTTTGAACTTAAAAACATTTGCACCTTTTGTAGAGTGCTAATTGCTTCCGTTAAAATTAAATCCGCATTGTTTACCTGTGTTCCGTTGCTTGCCTGATATGCCTTCTGTGCATTGTCGGCTAATGTTGCTGCTGTTGACAATGCTTCATAGACATATTTCACATCTGCCTGTGTTAATTTCCCTGCGTTGTAGGCATTAATAGTAGTTTGCCCTAACACCTTAATTGTTGCATCAATATAAGCAATCTTCTGTAGTGGTGTCGTTGGTGTAACAGTTTTAACCTGTGTGCAACCTACAACTGTAAAGAGAAATAACACTCCAAGAAATATTGTGAAAAATCTCTTCATACAACCTCCTTTTTTCTAATATATACAAATATTAGTTTTCTCATATCAATTACTTCGTAATTTTCTAACTGTAACTCTTCCTCCATTTTTCTAAAATCTTCTTTCATTTCTTCCTCATCTTCAAAATCCTTAATTCTAACTGGTAAAGTAATAAAAAGTATTTTTCCATCTTTTATGTCTTGTATATATTCCTGATTGAGATGATTAATAAGTTTTATTCCCCATTCTTCAGCCTTATCAGGGCTGTCAATAGCCTCTTCCCAAATCTCTACAAAATCCATTTAAACCTCCTATCTATGAATTAATTGATGCGATGTTAATAACATATCTTTTATAGCATAATAATGTGGATTAAAAATCATAGCAATATAATGACTGTCTAAAAAATCTGATAATGTAATCATAAAGAAAACAAGCATAATCACCCCAAAAACTCCTAATGCCATCATTTTAATAATTCCACAATCCTCATCTCCAACCTCATCATCTACATCTTTTTTTGCCTTTAAAAACATTTTAAAAACAAGAATTGTGCCCCCTAAAGTCAATATAGCCGTTATTAAAAAAGAAACCACACCTATTATACCTGATACAAATTGCTGATAAACAAAATAGGGATAAATCTTATCAACCGTAATTCCTAATTGATGAGCCACTTCTCTCAACATATTAGCAACATTGTTACCCACATCAAAACTAAAATTAAAATCACTCATTTAAACCTCCTTTTCTTCTCTGGTTGATGTTTTAACTAACAAATCTTGATTTAAATTAATAGTTATTTGTCGTGGTTGCGTTTCAATAGACTCTATAGAATCATCTGGAAGAACTATTACTGTAAATGTTTTATCAGGTGTCTTTTCATAATCAAACACATCTACTATCCAACCCCAAAACTTTTTCACCCAATTCATCTAACCCTCCTGTTCAGCTTTTTTAACATACCTTGACGCTAAAATATTATCAATTTTTTCAAATACCCATCTACCTCCTTTTTCGCCTAATTTAGCTTCTTCATAATAATTTCCAAAAGCATCTTTATATGTTTTTTCCCCTACATCAACAACAACAAGAGGAATTTCTTCGTCCCAACGCTCAATACTTTCCAACACTACATTAAGAATGTAAAGTCGTTCATCTTTTTTCTTTTTACTCATTTAACCCTCCTTTACAAATATTGGTTTTAATCTAATATACTCTTGTATTAGATTGGCTACCCTATTTAACCAACCCTGCCCAAATGTTTTAAAATTAACATCACCAGTGTGATAACTAATCCTCTTTTGTAATATATACATCGTGTATATATCCCAGTTCTTAACTTGACTTTTAAGGTCAAGATAAGCATTTTTCATTACATTTGATATCCATCTTGGTCCGCACAATATAGCACAGTCAAGACACACAAATGCTACAGGAAACGGGTAGTTACTTAATCCCAATGGTTGCCAATAAGCATTGTAGTAAATATTTAATGCTTGGTCTAAAGTTAGCTTTGCAATATCAATGTTAGGATAAGCCCTTTTACTTATACCATATTTTGTTTCACCACCAGGGTCAGCGGGGTTATTCACATATCCACCTTCTGTGGCGAGTATCCACTCTTCTATGGTATTCTTTTGAAACTCACTCCAATCCATAAACACCTCCTTGTGCAAAAGTCAATCATTATTCCTTTCTTTCAATTCCTTCACTATCATAACAATCAAAAAGTAAGACAACGAATAAAAGTAGTTCGATAAATGTGTCATTTCATCATCAATATCTGTTTCTATAAGCTCGTTCCAAGTCTCTACAAATACTTGCTGTGATGCCAGTTCTCTATCATTCACACAAACTCCATCTATTACAACATCATTAACCTTCCAATCTTCTTTTTCTATCAAAGATAAAATACCTTCCAATATTAGCTCTGTAAAACCATTCTTAATTAGAAAATCTTCTAAATATGAATACTCTTCAAATTTCTGCAACTCCATAAACACCTCCTTTACTTGGTGGAGGAGACGGGAATCGAACCCGTGTCCAACAGATGCGCTTTGGCTTTTACCTGTTGTCAAAACCATTCGCTCCCCCACATAATAATATACACACTTTTTACAAAAAGTCAAGTCTTAATGTATAAGTTGTAATAATTTTAAAATAATCTCTGTTGTTACCCCTACAAACAACAATATGCCAACATTCCTTAAACTTTTAAATGCGTCATTGAGATATCCTATTTCAATCTTTATCTCCTTAATATCCTTCTCTAATGCACCAAACTTTGAACCCAGTTTAGCCTCAAGAACAATGTCAATTAAGTGTTCGTTGTCTTTATTGAGAATCTCTTGGTCTGCCATCTTTAATCCCTCCTAAATGAATTGTTAAAATATAAAATATAAGTGAAAATACCGCAAAAATACTCATTACTATTATCTTTTGCCAACTTATATTGATAACAGTAATAACAAGCAATACTGTATTAACAATTAAAAGCAAAATAGGTATTGCCATTTTCTCTATAAAAAGCCTTATCTGTTGCACTCTTAATAGATACTGTTGTAGTTCTTGAATACGCTTTTGTTCTTCTTGCTTTATTATTTCTTGTTTACTCATTCTCATTTTCACCCCCAAGCTCCGTTCCAAAACCATCGTATTTTTTCAATTCTTTATTAACCTTTAAATAATTAAGTGCGATATTCACTGCTATTTCAGCCCTATTTAGTTCCTCTATATCCTTGTCCTTGTAAGACGAGATAATGTCATCAACTTCAGCCTTGACTTTATCTTCTATTGTTATTAGCTTTTTTGCCATACTTTTCCTCCAGTATTTTGGCTATATACTTGCTGCAATTTATCTGATACAAACGCTCCCCTAAATATTTCACAGTAGCCTTCGGATACTTAACAGCCAAATCTGCGGCTTCAAGTAGTATGTCAACTACTTGTGCCTCTGGTAATATTTCCCTAACATCTTCAATCAAGTCCTCTAAAAAGATGTAGTTCGGGTAATAATCCCTTTGGGCTATAACCGCTATAATTAGCTTTGTGTATCCTTCTAACTCATACATATCAATTAAACATCTCTACCGTTATTTCGTTATTATTAGTCATAGGTAAATAATTGTTTTTTATTATCCTAACTTTAACCCCGTTATAATATCTATGCAACAGTGCAACCCATCTTGAGTTATCAAATAGTGCTGCTGCACCCCTTAAACCCTCTTTGCTATCGTTGTCCTTTTTTCTTAAGTGGTGTATCATCACAATGTTACCATTGGTTCTTTCAGTTAATCTCATTAATCTTTGGAATATAGCCTCTACAATCTCATTGTTGTTCTCATCGGAAAACAACATACCAACTGGGTCTATAAAAACTAAATCGCTGTTGGTTAAATGCTCTTCCACTTTCTCAAAAAAGTAGTTACCACGCCTTGTCCATTCACCATCTTTTAACAGATTAATATGGTTTATTCTTTCAACTACTATTTTTCCTGCTATTGCTTCGTAGTTACTGTCAAAATATGTATCAATTAGGTGTTTAATTCTGTATAGTATAATATAATAACTATCTTCAAGACTTATAAAAGTAGTTTTTAATCCCTCATTAATAGCACCATATACAGCACAATACAAGCTAAACATAGACTTACCTTCACCACCTCTACTTGCTAATATACCTATAACACCCTTTGGTATATTTAAGAGTTCTGGCAACAATATTTGTGGCTCTGGTATTGGTTGGGTTAAGGCTTCTATATCAATTACATACTTTTGGGTTTCCACATTTTTATATAAGTAGTCAGCATTATCTAATAGAACCCAAAAGTCTTCTTCAGAAGACTCTTGAATAAAGTCAGCAATGTCGTAACCTTTTTTGGGGTTACCTCTAAACCTTACAATTCTTATTGTATTTACTATAGGCTCAAGTGTCTTTTGAATAGCTTTTGTATTACGATATCCAGTCTCATCATTGTCTTCAAAGATAACTATATTTGATTGTTTAAAAAATTCTTCTAAATATTCTTGATATTGAATCTCAAAGCTGTTAAAACCAAGCACTATTGCATTTGCATCAATAGCAAAAGGTTTTAATGCTTCAGCACATTTTTCACCTTCGGTTAACCATATTTCGGTATCCATACTACGCTTTTGTGCCAACTGTTGCAAATTATACAACACTTGGGTTACGCCTTTTGGTTCTATTTTAAAGGTTTTCTTGCCATCTTTTTCATAGCGATATTTCTTATATAACTCATTACCATCTAAATCTTTATAAACATACACCACAACATTATCCACATTGTTTAAATCAAGATTGCTGTTCTTAAATTCACCCATTTCTTTAACCCCCATTAATTCTAAAAATCGTTTGTAATTACCGTGAACACCACAACCGAAGCAGTGGAACGCTCCAGTCTCTGGATTTATTCCTAAACTTGGGTTGTGGTCTTCGTGAAAAGGGCAGGTTGCAAGGTAGTTGTTTCCTACTTTTTTTATATCCAAATACTTGCTATAAAGTTCAAGATAATCAGGTTTCACTAATGCTAAATTCATTTTCTTCACCCTTTTTTAATATTGTATCCCAATAGTGTGATTTTGTCAAGTCCCCTCCGATTATGTTGTGCCTTACACATTCTTCTACATCATTAAACGCTTTATCCCAATTTATTTTTTCATCTACATTATACCCGATACCCACAACCGTTCTAAACAAATTCCAATAACCTCTTGCAAATAAGTAGAAATCTCTACTAATAGGTCTTACTAAAATCTTAACTGATTGGTCATATCTAACTGTTATATAACCAAGAAAATAATATTTAACCTTACTCTCAAAAAAGAAATCTCCAAATACTTTAAAGCTGTAATAGCAGTTTAAGATAAAATCAGAACCCACTAAAGTAAAAGAAATAAACTCCTTAAATTTACGCGGATTAAATACAAAACCAGAGATAGGCAAAACCTGAAGATACGCTCTGTTTTGAACAAAGTCTGGATATTTAACTTGGGCTTTGTTAGCCTTTGTAAGCATCTTCCTTATTCGTATATTATATCCTTTTATGCTGTTTCTAATCATAATAATATCCTTGTTAATCTTCCTTCTGCCATTTTAATATATTCTGGATTTTCTTCTATGCCTATGTAATTTCTTCCAAGCTTCTTCGCGGTTACTGCTGTTGTGCCGCTTCCCATAAATGGGTCTAAAACCACATCACCCTTTAGCGTGCTTGCCTGAATAAACCTACCCACAACTGCTTCAGGTTTTTCTGTAGGGTGTTCTGTTTGACCATACGAAGATTTATTAGCTGTAAGCATATAATTACACATTTCTTTTTGAGTTAAAAAGTTCTTAATTTTACCTTCACCCTTACTTCCAACCCAAACAAATTCTGAAGATGAAAGCCAATTTACTTTACGAAAAGAAGGCACAGGGTTTGTTTTAGCCCATACAAAAATAGTTCTTGATTTGACACCATATTTAGGTGCTAAAAACAAATCAAAATAACCTATTCTTTGTTTATCAAAAAAAATATAAATCCAGCTTTTTGGTTTTAACACCCTTATACACTCTTTAAACCAACTTTCAGTAAACTCAAAAAAATCTTGTTCACTGTCAAAACAGTCCCACTCTCCAAAATCTAATCTAATGTCCGAATTTCTTTTATGTGTTTTTGATGATAAATTTTTTCTACTAATCTTATTGCCTTCTTGACTAATAAAATAAGGTGGGTCAGTAACAACTAAATCCACACTTTCATCTGGGATTGTTTTTAACACTTCTAAACAATCACCTTGTATTATCTTGTTTACTTCCATACTTACTTCTCCAACTTAAACAATTGCTCCTGTGCCTGTTTGCAAAATGGTGCCGCTTTACAATACAAAGCACAGTTCATAACACCTTCCCTTTCCTCAATTGTATATTTTTTGTCTGGATTATCCCTAATAAACATTTCAGCCTCAAGCTTGGTATTAAATATTTTTACCGCACTTTTTCGCTTTGGTTGTTTTACGGCATAAGTTGTAGGTCTTAACATCTTCTCATCATCAGAACAGATATCTAACTCATACAAATCTTGGGGCGGTAACTCTATTAGCTTTTTATACAAGTAAATACGCTCCGACAAATATTTTTCTACATCTTCCATAGGCATTACATTAACAGGCACGACTGTTACATTTTCTTGGGGATAATCGCTTTGACTTGTTTTTGATTGTTGCCAACCATCCCAAAAGAATGTTATATCAGCCTTTACTATTTGAGTTAACCTCTCTTCTGTATTTGCTCCCAAATAGCGATAAACCGATAATTGCTTTTCATAATTTGCATAAGTTCCAAAGACATACTTATAGGTGCTTGCTGTCTTCCAATCTACAAGCTTTTCATCTGGAAAAGAAACAAGGTCAATAACGCCTTTTATTGTAATATCATCAATTGTTAATTTAACAGGATACTCAACCAAATAATCCTCTTCTTTTGTTATCTCTCTTAAAAATTCAGGCTTAATATCCACATAATCGCCATTAAGGATTGCCCTTAAGTAATCGGAATAAAACTCATTTTTAATTCTTGTCGTAGCATAAAGTAATGCTATTTGGTTGTGCAATGCTGTTCCCTTAAAAGCACGAAAAGTATCTCTTTTATTCGTGGGTAAATTTACTTTCTTTTTTAGGGCTGCCGCTTTTAAAGAGCCTATAATATCAGTGACCCCCACAGTATGGGGGTCTTTGTTTTGAGGGTGTAAATTGCTTATTGATTCATATAAATCATCTAAATACTTTGTCATCACAGTTCCTCCTCCTCTGGGTCAGGTTCCTCTTTTTTTCCCGTTACTACGCTTTGAATATCCTTTAGTTCCCATATGTTTTGACCTGACTGTAAGTCTGCTAAAAAATCGTATCCCTTTTCTAAATTATCCAACAATTTTAACAATGCGTGATAGCTAAAAGCAGTTACTTTAAGCCCATCAATCATAAGTTGATATGTGTTTTTTTCTTCACTCTTTTCTATCACTTTTAAGGCTATATCCTTTGCATATGCAAGCAACATAGTTTTATCTCTATTATCACCACCATTGCCTCTTGAAAAACCATTTTGCGATGTAGTAGGTTGAGTATTTAATTTTGTTGCCTTTACAATTTTTGGATATTGTTCCCCTTCAATCTCTACTTCATACACTCCACCCTGTTCAAATACCAATTTTTCGTTCCAACAATAATACTTCCCGTTTACCATCGTATAACTTTTACCTTTTTGGGTTGTTTTTTTCTCAACCTTTGACACAGTTAATTGCATAAATTATTCCTCCTTGTTTCTTTTTAATATTTTGTCAGCTATCTTCTCTGCTAACTCTTTTAATAATTTAAAATCACAAAAAGCTTGGTATCCATCTTCAATAACCTCTCTTAATGTCCAATCCTTACCTTCCTCTATGAAACTTCCCAAAGTGAAATAATCGTCTGCGTGCATATAATCCCAACCATACCAGTAAAAACCTTTTGGATAATGCTTACCATCGCCTTCCTCGCTAAAAGTTAAACCACCGTGACATCTTAAAGGCACCTCATAATCACTAAACCCCGCTAATGGGTGGTCTTCTGGTATACCCAAATACTGTGTAAAATGACTACCTCTAACATTCAGTATCAACCTTTGCACACCTTCTTCATTCCACTCCAAAACCTTGCAACTCTGTTCTCCAAAATCCCTTGCGTGCCTTTTACCAAGTTCATCAGACACTCTTAACATAATTCACACCTCCTTTTTAATATCTCTCATTAATTGTGCTAATAAAATACTTCTTGCTGGATAGTTTCTTGTTGACAAATATTCTGGTATTCCATTGTCTAAAAAATAATTCCAACTCTTTACAAAAAAATCCTCTACATCTTTCATAGGAGCACCTTTAGAAGTATCACTGGCGTAAAAGAAATCCAATTCGTGTTTCATTAAGTAAATAATTGTCATATACATTCGGCTGTAATCACTATCAAAATATTTACCAAAAAAATTACCAGCATCTTCGCCATCTTTAAATCTTGGTAATTCCACATCACACCCCCTTTTGCCAATTCTTTATCAATTCTGAATTAATATTATCCAAGCCTTTAAGAGGTAGTTCATCTCCTTCCCAAATTAATGTAATAGGCTCAATATATTTATTTGGTTTCTGGGGTATATCGTGATACTCCCACCATTCACTCTTATTATAATCCCAATGTCTATCAAGCCAAAAATCCTTACCTACAACTAATAAATCAGTAGCTACTTTTGGGACTCTCAAACTTTCGTATTGTATGTTAGCAAGTTTCTCGAAAACTTCCCAAGAAAAATAACCCCACGACTCACTCCCGCACCATAAAACATCTTCTACAGACTTTAGATTTCTGTGTAAAACATCTAAAGTTTCCACTAATAAATTCATACACACCTCCTAATTTAACATTTCTTGTTTCTAAAATAAGCTTCAAACTCTTCTTTAAATTCTTTAGTAAACATATTCAAAACCTTTTCTACATCATATTCTTTATTACAATTTTTCTCTATTGTTCTTAATATTTGTTTCTTCATATCTGTTATGTAAGGCGGATAAGGTATCCCTGGGCATCTGTAGTTCAAGTCCATTTGTCCTAAACAAAATCTTATAGTTTCTTTGTCTTCTTCGTTCTCAACTGATGAGATTAAACGTCTACTTATTTCCCATAGTAAATCACTTTTTTCGGGGAAATACTTTTTAGAAAGAGCATTCTCGTAACAATCTAACAAAATTTCAGCATAAGTATTAGATATTTTATCACTCATATTACACCTCCTAGTTTTCTAATATATCACTTTTTTTAGATTTGTCAAGTAAAAAATTTAAAGTATACAACCCTATGCATACAGCATCGGCTGTATCAAAAGACCTCATAATCTGTCCTGTGTATTTCTCGGCGTAAGCTAATGCCGCTTCTTTGCGTTCCTTTCTGGGTGCTTTTGCACCTAACTCAAGCACCTTTTGCCACTCTGAAGCCGACACCCTAATTATACTACCCATCGGGTTACAAACTCTGTAAAGCGTTGTTACTTCAGCCCGTAAAGCAACCAAATCCATCAGTATTTTAGCATTGTTGTAATAATACTGCAATTCAATCGCAAGATATTTTGCGGGATTTTTAAGTAAAAATTGCCACATAGTGTTAAAGCTGTAATCAAAGGTGTTACAATACCTTAAAGTCTTATCCTTCCATAAAGCGACGCCCAATCTCTTTCCTGGATCTATGCTTATAAGATCATAAACAGTAATACTCATCTGTCCTCCTCTTTTTTCTGATATTCTTCCAAGTGATGTTTGAATACCAATACCTTGCATTTCGGACACCTTACTACAATACAACCATCATCAAGCTTGTCTGTAACCTTCCAATCAAGCTTGTTAGAAGTTTCTCTACAAATAGGACACTTGTATTGTTTCATATTAGTTCTACGCCTCCTTTTAACCATTCTATACTACCATTTCTCTCTTTAGCTTGACTTCTATCCATCACCTCCCATTTGTCATTTTGTTTTAAAAGATTTATTAAAGTATCTACTGTTACCGATGCTTGCCAATGTTGTGTGAATATTCCTACACTATCACCTTCAGTAAATTTCACTTTCATTTCCCAATAAAGCACTGGATTAAATCTATGATACCTATAAAAAAGTTCTAAATTGTGTTCCCACTCACTAAAATTTTTCTGTGATTTTAATTTCTTAACCGCTTCTGATTCTTCCTCTACATACAAAGTAACATTTGGGTCAAGATGATTTATAAACGGAAAGAATATTTTACTAAATCTTATATCTTGCAACTCTGAATTAATTAACATAGGCTCATTACTATAATCATTGATACAATAAAAAGCTATTTTATTATCTTCAATTATCACATCATTGAAGTTATTATAAAACAACCAATCTCCTCTAAACCTTTTCCAACATTTTACTATTTCTATGGCTTCTTCATAGGATATTCCATAAAAATTCCTATCAAAATATTCTATCATACAAAAATTTTCGTTAAAAAAAATTTGCTTCGGGTTATAAATTATTTCTCTTTTTTCACAGGGTATATCTGTTTTTTCTATATTCCTTGAACCATCCTTAAATGTTTTTTTGAACATTAAAGATTTACATTTAGGACACATTACCACAAGACCCTTTTTTTTTATTCTCTTTTTTGGTTTTAATTCGTCTTCATTTACCATCTCATTACACACAGGACACTTATACTGTTTCATTTTGCCTCCTTCTTGTATTTCTTAAAACCATATTTCCAAGCATAGTGCCAAATTGTTTCTTTAATACAACCACATTCTTTGGCTATATCATTGGCACTCCTGTTCTTAATTAAATATTCCTGTCTTAACCACACGGGGTCTTTAAAGTTTTCGTTTTTAAACACATTGTATTGTGTTAATACTCTGCAACTTCCTTCCTGTGGTGAATTTCCGCTTATAAGTATTTTCGCTATAAGCTTCGGTAGATTAATATGATACAATGCAAAATGCCAATGGTTAAAGTCTCTGATGACAGTCTTTGGATATTTTTCCACTATCTCAAACAACACCATTCGGATACTTGAAATATCCGCTTTGACCAACTCTAAAGTATCCTCAACTAAATCCTCTGATGTTATGTAGTTAGGATACTTATCTTCCTCAAGTAAAACTCTTTTTAAAAGCCCCAGTGCGCCCATTTCACACCTCCATAAAATACAATATACACATTTTTTTCAAAAAGTCAAGAAAAAAATTCACAAAAAATACAACCCTAAAAAATCACCATAAGATACCACCCTAAAAATTGCCTACAAGGCTATTTATTTTAGCGTGGTGAGTGTTTAGAGCCCTCTATAGTATAATTGCCCTGTGAGATAAAAACACCCCCAAATTAGCCCTTTATTTAGATTTGTTTTAGTTTTGTCTAAAAAATGTTAGGTTAGTCTAACTTTTTTAGTTTTATCTAACGGTATATAAAAAAATATATAACGCACTGCTTCTCTTTTTCAAGCGGTGCTTTAGGCACCGCAAGATTTTAACAAAAGAAAAAAACACATACCAGCCCAGCTGATAGGCTGGGGAAGCCTGCAAGCTTTTAGCTTGCAGATACTGGAACGGATTTTGCTACGCGCGCACGCGCGCGATTATTATATATTATATTTTATACCTCTCTCTTTAGAGAGAGATATATTTCTTTCTTTTCTTTTGTTACTTTTCTTTTCTTTCTTAAAACTTCGGATAACTTTAGTTAGGAAGTTATTAACTTATTACTTATGATTGTGTAAAGTAAAGTCGTTTTTGTTTTACGCAAAATTATTTGTGTGCTATTTGGTATACACAAAATTATTTGTGTGCGGTATTTTGAAGAATATCGTAAACAAAAAAAAGAGGGCTTACGCCCCCTTATAGCATCTCATCGTTCTTATGGTTCTTGTAGTATTCTATGATTGCAATCCTAAAGAGTTCCGATGCTTTGTAACCTTGTTTTTCAGCAAATCTAACCCACTTCTCATATGCTTCCTCTGTGGTCTGGAAGCATACAATTTTTTTTGGTGTTTTCTTTGGTCTACCTACGCCCTTTCTTTCATACTTGTCTTTGATTACTTCAACCATATCCATTTTATACCTCCCTTAATCTTAAAATATCTTCTAACTCTTTAATTACAGAAGCCATTTCTTTGATTTTTTGACGACAGTCATATAAGTCTGCATCAATAGTTTTACCACCATATAGATGCAAAAAATTATCAGCATAAATAGATGCATCTTCTACTTTATATTCTATTTCTTCTCTTTGTTCTTTGAGTATTTTGATAATTGTTAACAATTTTTCTTTGTTCATATTACACCTTCTAATATTTTAGATTTAACTCTAATTCTCTTAACATAATATCGTTTGTTTTTAAGGTATCTTGCATAATACTAAACAATTCCTCAAGTCTATCAAAGCTGTATTCAGTCATTTCATCCACAGTTCCTATCTTAAGAGTGTTTAAAATCCGATTGCAAGTCTGAAGTTTTTCAATGTTTTCTTCTATATCCCTCTTTAAACTGTTTAAAATCACCTCTGCCTCTTTGTAGCTTTGTTGTTTTTGTTTTCTTTGTATTTCTTCCCACATTCTTTTACCTGTTTCCGTTTCTGTCATCGTTTCAATCATTTTGTCAATTTGATTTTGTAGTTTTGCTACACTTACAACCTCATTCATAAAAAACCTCCTTTTTTTAAAAATTACCTAAAATTAAGATAAAATTATCTAAACAATATTTCTATGGTTGTTATCCATAGTAAGGTTGTTATTAAAGTAAAAATAACCCAAGCCCATACTCCGTTTTTACTTGCGTAATCACTTTGTTCTTTGTTTGTCTTTGTAATTTTGTAATTCTTATAATCAATCATCTTTTAACCTCACAATGATTGCTTTTTTTAAATCTTTTATAATTTCTGTATTTAGTTGTGTGATTATACCACTCTTGTATAATCTATAAAGCATTTCTAAAGTCCCTACTACATCTGACACCACCCATCTTGCCCATTTTCTATCACAAATTCTATTGTGTATTTCAGACAATATATCAAAAAAATCATCTCCCAGTGGTAATGGAAACACTTCCAATTTTTTTACATAAGCATCTACCAACTCTGTGTTTGTCATTTTTTTGTAGTCCATCACTCACCTCCTATTGCTATTATTAATAGCATTAAGAAAAAAATTAGCAAAATAATTGACCCTAAAAAATCCCACATACTACCTCCTTAATCCAGTGGTGCGATATCGACCACAACATACCAGCCGTGGTTTTTATCGTCTTTGTTTTTTGGTGTAATCTTCCAACTATCACGCCCGTCCTGCATATAGATATTTGCCATATATGGAGCAGCTTTATACTGCTCCTTATACCACGCCTCCGCATTTTTTGCTTTTTCATAACTGTTGTAATAATACCTATACTCCATATAACGCCTCCTTTAGTAATTCTTGTTTTTGTTCCTCTGTTAATATAACGGCTATTTGAATAGGTGCTTGCGGATATTTTAAAGTTTTGCCAGTATAAAATAAATCGCCGTCAATTATTAACTTGTGGTATGTTGTTTTAAAGCCTTTAAGTGTGTCGGGTTGTAACTTTTCAATCACATTTGCCACATCCCACAGTTCCTGATAATACTCTTTCATACTTTTATCAAAAGACTTAATACCTAAATCTAACATAAAACACCTCCAAAATTTTTTCTTAATAATATACATACTTTTTAATAAAAGTCAAGTGTTTTGTTTGTGTTTTTGTATTTGTATTTGTTTTTGTATTTGTTTGCATTTGTTTCATTTTACAGCCCTCGCTTTTTATCATTTAGTTATATATATCAATTTCTAATATATATTTGCTTACACAAGCTACGCTTAACTTAATAATATAAAACAAAAAAGCGCGCCTATTGCGCGCCTTCATTTATTAAATTGTCAATAAATTGTTTGTAATCTTTTTCAATACTTTTTACATAATCTAAACTATCATTGTTTATTTTGTAAATGTTATAACCTGCAAAATTATTATTGCCTAACTGTTTACTAAATTCAATAACCAAAAAATCTTTATAGATTTTATATTTTCTATCTCCAAACAACCTTTTGTTTATCCTGCTAAAAAAAGCAGGATATTTGCTTTTTAACTCTACTAACTTCATAAAATACCTCCATAAAAGAAAAGTAGCTTGTAAAAAAAACAAGCTCTTAATAAAACGGCGCTTGTGCGCGCCGCTTAATAAAAGCTTGCTATCTTAAGATAGGAGTCATTACTAAAATGTAATTATCGGCTCTAAACTCTAAAGGGTGCTGATTATCTTTAAAATACATTATAATATTATCAATATTTACAGGCAGTGTTTTAAGATAATCTAATAAATATTTACCATTAATTTTAACTTGCAGGTTTGTTTTGTTTTCATAGTCAAGAATTGACTCGCTTTCTTTTGTTTTTAATGTTAGCTTGTCATTTAAGATAAAATCAACTGGTGTTAAATCCTCTTTATAACCATTTAATAAAGTTTGTAAAGTATTAATCATATTGTCTTTATTAAACTTTATAGAGTTTATGCCTTCGTGATTTACTTCTAATAAAACCATTTCATATCGCGGAAAGGTGCCTTCTATTAATTTTGTTATTAATTTTACTTTGTCATTATTAAATGCAAAACTAACATACTCATTATTGCTATTAATGTAAATATCGCCGTTGTATTTACCTATAATTTTAGTTAGTGCATTAATAGCTTTTTCATTAATAATGCCATAAAAATCTTTTAAATAGTTTTGCTCATTACCTTTAAATATAGACCAGTATAGCTGGCTTCTATTAGTAGCCACACTATTAAATACATTATCTTTGATATCAAATAAAACGCTTTTAAATACTTCATAATTCTCATATTTATCTTTGTATACCGCGTTCTTTACTTTTAACAACTGCAATAAATCATTAGCATTTATTACAGCTATTAAATCCATATTGTCATTTGTAAACAGCGGGAAGCCATTTGCATCTTTGAATACCTGTTTATTACTTTTAATATTGTTTGAAGTAATTACTGCCGTTTGATTATCAATATCAATATTATATTGACAATCGCTTTTAAAATCAAAGAAGTCGTTTACTGCTAAAAACTCGTTCTCGTTTGTGTTATTACTTGCATTGTCAATCTTAACAAGCCTTGTTAAATAATAATCATTGTTAAAAGCATAGACTCTTAAGTAATTAGCTCCGACTTTACAATAAAAATAATTATTTATTGAATATCCGTTTTTAGATAATCCGACCTTTACCGCCTGCAAGTCTTTTAACGCTTGCTTTGAAAGTGTAAAACTTAACATACAAAACCTCCTAAAAAAGTTTTTTCTTATTAATAATATACACATTTTTTATAATTTGTCAAGTGTTTTTTTGTTTTTGTTTTTGTTTGTTTTTGTTTTAATTTTTGTTTTTTCATTTTTGCAATCCTCATTTTTTAAATTAGTTATAAAGCAATTACTTGCTTGTATAACTTGGTGATGTATATTATTTACCAATATACATTACTAAATTATATAAATAAAACAAAACAAAAAAGCGCGCTTTATCGCGCGCTCTTATTAATTATCAATTTCTTTTATATCCTGCATAAACTTGCTAATTAAAGTATATAAGAGAGAGCAATTCATAATACCACAATTTAAATAAAGATTATCTCTTAATAAGCTATTCCATATTTCTCTAAAAGCTTCAGCACAATCATCAAATTTCTTGCAGTGTTTTTTATTCCTGCATTTGATAATGTCTAAAATTTCTTTAAATACAGTGTCTAAATAATACAAATCTTTTTCAAAAAATTCCTGCAATTCCTGCACCGTTTGAAAAAACTTTAATTGCATAAAACACCTCTCATAAAATAAATTTTAAAGTTTAAATTGTTAATAAAATTACCATAAATGGCAATTCTTTAAATTCTATTATTTTACCATTATCCAAAATCACATTAAAACACCTCTTGTTAAAATCAAATTTAATTTTATTAATCTTTACACCGTTTAAGTAATTTTGATTTGACCTTATAACGACCTCAAACATATTACCGTTTACATCTTTTAAAATGTTTTGATAATCCATAAAACACCTCTTTTAAATAAATTTACAAGCTTTTTGCTTGCTAATAATAATATACACATTTTTTTATAAAAGTCAAGTATTTTTGTTTGTATTTGTGGTTGGTTGTTTTTGTTTTTGTTTGTATTTGTCATTTCTAAAAAACTCCACTTTTAATAAATTGGTTATAAAGTAATTACTTACTTATATAACTTGATAATATATATTAGTAAATAATATATATTACTAAATTATATAAATAAAAAAGGCGTGTTTATCACACGCCCTCTTTTATCAAATTGTCAATAAATTCTTGATAATTTTTTTCAATGCTTTTTACATAATCTAAACTATCATTGTTAATTTTATAAATATTATAACCTGCAAACTTGTATTTACCAATTTGCTTTTCAAATTTTATTACTAAATAACCTTTATAAACTTTATAACCTTTATCACCAAACAATCGCTTATTTGCTCTATCAAAAAAATCTTTATACTTGTTTTTTAATTCTTTTACTGTCATATTGCACCACCTAACTTTAATTTTTTTTGTCGCTCTAATTTACAATAAATTAAAACTAATTTTTTAGCTTTTTCTAAAAATTTCTTGTCTATTCTTTTTGATTTTACAAAATAATAATTGTCTTTTTTTTCAATATAAGATTCAAAACCAATATTGTTTAACTTGATAGCAAATAAATTTGCTATCTTTTCACACTCAAATAGTTGATTAATAGCAATTTTTTTTCTATATAATTCAATCATAAAGCACCACCTAATTATAATTGTTTTTTAATATAAGCAATCCATATTGACACTTGCCAAACTTTTCTAATCTATCGATATAGTGTCGATAGACATTGTGCTTAATTAATAAAATTTGACCATTGTTAGTTAGCAAGAATAATTCTTGCTTATTATCGCAAGTAAACACAGTAAACCTAACTTTGTCTTTGCAAATAATTCTAATTAACATAAAATACTCCTTTTTAAAAGTTTTCAAAATATAATGTTTTACCATTTGCTAAAATAACAATAAAAGTATTATTGTTTTTTATTACCTTTTCAATTCTAATACCATCAATAAAATAAACATACTTTTTACCACTCATATCAATTGTTACATCGTAAATCACACCATCAATATCAATTACTTGTAGAATATTCATAAAACACCTCTTTAAATAATATTAAAAAATCTATCAATAACACCAAAATCAACCTTTAAATAAAGCCCTGTGCTCATATAGTCGTTATTTCTATAATAGTATTCAATGCAATTACCATAATCAATCCCAATTAAATATCTGCTATCTTTTACCTGCAAGAATACCAATTTACCTCTTGCTAACTTTTTTAAAGTTACATACTTCATAAAACACCTCTCAATAAAAGTTTTTTTAGCAAGCTTTTTCAAGCTTGCTTAATTATAATATACATACTTTTATAAAAAAGTCAAGTTTTTTATAAATTAAGTATAATTTAGATAAAATTGTTAAAATAGCAAAATCAAGCAATAAAAAAATAAAAGAAAAAATTAGTCATTTTTTTTCTATAAAATTTGAAAATACCAAAGAAGGATTTTTTTGCTAAAAAAAGATAGTAAATAAGTAACTAACTTGTGCGATAGTATGGGCTGGTAATAAGCTTATAACTTGACCAACCTTGTCAAGTTTACTACTTGCCAAGTTATATACTTATAACCAAGCATTGAATAGGTAACTGTTCCACTAACCTATTTAGTTATAAACTTATAACTTGACTACTGTGGTCAAGTTTATTGGTTGGTTGGTTATTAGATTATAACTTAACCACTATTGTCAAGTTATAACCCAATAACCAAAGGTTAGCCAAAGCCTAACTTTGTTAGACTAACCTAATTTTTTTATATAGTAATTATTTAGAAAGTTAGTAACTAACTAAATTATTTGAGAAATTGATTGAATGGTTAGTTAGCAAGTAACTAACTTTTTAATTGGCAAGGCACCAAAACCAGGCACGCGTGAGTCCCTCATTGCTTTCCCCCGCAAAACATACCCTTGAGTTACACTTGCTATCGCTTTGCTTTTGCTTTTTTGCTTTTGCAAAAAAAAGAAAAGAAAAGAAAAAGAAAAACAAGAAAAAAGAAAAGAACCAAAAGAAAAAAGAAATAAAAGAATAAGAAAAGAAAAGAAACCTATCCCCCTAAAGGGGGATAGATAATAAATATAAATAAATATATCTTATCGCGCGCGCACGCACACGCGCGCGTAGCAAAAACTGTTCCACGCCTATCGGCGTGGGGTTTTTGCCCGCAAAGCGGGCATTATCACCCGCGCTAACGCGCGGTTATGGGCTCGCCTTTAGGGCGAGCATAGACACCCAGCCCTAACGGGCTGGATTGATTGTTTCTTTTCTTCCCTTAAAATCCCCTTCTGGCAATGCGAAGCATTGCCTTTGAAAAACAGGGCGTTATATTTATTTTTATATAACACTATCTTTTCTGTTGTTATAACAGGACTATTTCGTTATTTCCAAAAATATAATATCAATATTAAAAATTGCCTTTTTTTTATAAAGATATTTTTAACAAGATATTATTGTGATAACAACAAATTTAGGTCTCTTGACACCACAACTACTTTCGTGCTATAATATATATAGGGGGAGAAGAGGGCGAGTAACACAATCTGCTTTTTAAGAGCGTTAATATAAATTAAACAGGGAGGCGTAAATGTCGGCTATTAAGATTCTTGATCCAAAGGTTGTTAAAACAATTGACAACATACTTGAGAGCAACTATAAAGTGTTTGAAGAAGAAAAAGAACGCAAGCAAGAAAGACAAAAAGCAATGCAGCAAACTGAAGAAATAATTTTAAGAAAGATGCCTGTAACCAAAAGAATGAAGTATCTGAATATGCAAAAAGACAAGAAACTTCAAGAAGAGTTAAAAGGGCATTGGGCATCAGAGCAAGAAGTTATTCAGTATAGAGATAAAACCCCTAAAATGCCGATTGATATAAGCCTTGAAGATGTTGTTAATAAAATTCAGCCGCAGAAAATCAAGGTTACTGGCGTAAACTACGATAAAAACGGCAACGAAATAATAACTCAAGGTGAGAGAACTCTATGAACAAACAAGAGATGCTTGATGCTATAGAAAGACTAAAAAGCAAACTCTCATACAACAAGGAATATCTACGACAGAAATATAGCTACTACTATTTCGGAACGCCTACAAACTATCCAGCCAAAGTAAATAATATTTTCTCAACCGTTAACCAGCTTGAGAGTTTAATATTCAGTGCAGACCATTTGATACTTGAACCAAGACTTGACGACAGTTTGGACGAAACAGAAAGCAAAGAGTTCGTTGAGAAAATTGTTAGCAAATTAGCCGATGTTATTAGCGAGGACTTTAGAAACACAAAATCAGACGACGAGTTAAGCAAAATTATTCTTGATGCTTTAATCACTAAAAATGGCTTTGGTAAAATTATATATAACTCTGAAGGGTTTTGGGAGACACCAAAGGTAATCCGATTAAATCCCTACAATATGGCTGTCGGTTATGATAGCTTTAATATACGAGACATATCTCAAATTATTATGCACCGAACTTATATGACAGCAAGAGAGTTTGAAGTTAGGTATCCTGATGCTTACAAGAAGCTTAAGGCAAAGCAGAGAAAAGAAATGGCAGAGCAGACTTCAGAAGACATCAATCAAGATTTAGCAATTAAGCTTTTACCAGCCACTCCAACACAAACAGGTGGTCAAATTCCTTATCAGATTAAACCAGACCAGACTGGAGTAGTTAATAGACAACCAGTATTTGATTTGGTTGAAATGATTGAGTTATGGTATTACAACCTTGACGATGATAACATTGAACACAAAAACAAATGGGTTGAAAATATTGTTGTTGATGATTTAGTTTTGGAAACAAGATATCATATGACTAATCCATTCTTCTCAATCATAACGCTTGATTACGCAACAGATGAATATGGGTATTCTGTTATTAGTTTAATTGAAAGTATTCAAGATGCAATGGAAGATATATACGAAGATGTTCAAAGTGCACGAAAAAGGTTAATTAACCCACCAGTTTTAATATCAGGATTTGGTATTAACCCTGAAGTAAAAGACGAAATAGAAAGAGCAATTAAAACACCAGGTAGCGTAGAAACTGTTGATGCACAAGGCGTTAAAATTGACACATATGAGTCTAAAATACAACCGCAAGTTGCAATGGAAGAAAAGCAAACACTTGAACAAGACGCACAAAAAGTCTTAAGTATGACAAGCATAATGCAGGGTGTTCCTGCAAAGAATGTAAGGTCAGCAAGCTATGCACAAATCTTAAGTCAGTTTTCATCGGCACCCATTAAGAAGATTGCTGTTAAAATAGAAAAGCAAGTTGAGGATATGTTTAACACTCTTGCTGAAATCTATATACAAGCCTCAACTATAAAATACAAGATGTTATTAAAAAACGAAACGCTTACATTCAATTTTTCTAACTTGAGTTTAATTAACTGGGGTAGAATTTGCGTATATGCACATTCAACAAGCCCAATTATTGAAGAACAAAATCAGATGTTGTTAATGCAGTTAGCAGATATGGGCATAATACCAAAAGAGATTTTAGTAGAGGTTTTGGATTTACCGTTTAAAGATAGAATTTTGGCATATCTTAAAAAACAAGAAATGGAACAACAAGCAATGGCAATGTCGCAGCAACATATGGAAGAGGCAAAGAAGCAGGGAGATGTGAAAAAGGATGCTGAAAAGAAACAGTAGTTCTTTATTTCCTTACAAAGGTGGGCAACTCTCGTGTAAGGAAAAATACAATCAGGAGGTGCCAAATGTTGGTAGCCGAGAAAAGGGGTCGCAAGGTAAAAAGATAGTCTGTAAAACAGCTATCTTCGGGTGTGCTACTCAAAGGGGCTACTTCGGTAGTCCCCGCTTTAGACTAATTATGGAGGTTTTAGATGATTTCAAAAGAATATACACTACAAAATATAGATAACAATTCAAATGGAATAACCTATAAAGGCTATACTGCAACAAATGGTGAATGGTGTATTATAGCTGATGACGGAACAAATCAAAGGGCTGCTTATGGTCCTAAAAACTATTCAGCTGCTTGGGCAAACCGAGTGGGGTTTATGTATACACAGGAAGCCCCAAAAAACTTGTTTATTAGTAATGCAGGTGCAAGCACGGGATTAGTAACTGTATTTGATAGTAGTTTACAAAAGTTGGTGCCTGCGGTTACTGGAGTAGCGGTTAAGACAGGAAAAAATACACTTGATGATGGAAGTGGAAATGCTGATATTAGTGGAGGTATAGATTTTGGTAATTATGCTACGCTAAGCACTGGTGGATTACCCATATTACAGCGTAACGGTAGTGATAATGGTATAAATATTATATGTTTAGCCGATATATGTCATTTTTATAATGCTGCACAAAGCACAGTATTGATGAATTTAACAAGTAGTGGACTCACCCTTAATGTTGGAAATTTCCAATTAAGTGGAGCATTAAATTGTAACTTAATCACAACCCTTACTGGCACAACCGCAGGAAGCGTGAAGTGGTCGCAATATATGCAAGGACAATTCAAGGCTTTTGCAGCACAGTTTTTGAGCTATGAAAACAATACTACTACAAGTCAGACTATTACATTTCCAACATCGTTTGTAAACACACCAGTAGTAGTGACAAATACTACGGGATTAACAATTACAGTAACTACAACAACATTGACAATAGGTGCACCAAATAACACTACACTTTACAGTGGAATAGTAAAAGTAGAAGGTTTTTGATGATTACATTAAGTAAAAATTTTTAGGAGGTCTTATGTCAGCAACAATCACAGTAACAAAATTAATTCAATACCCACCAATAAACCCAGATAAATGGATAGTGGGTTTTACAACAGATGTAGGAAACGGCAATAGTTTTTATCTTGAAACAAGTGTTGGTTTGACTTCAGCAAGCACAAGTCAAGAAGTGGTGGATATTGCATTAAATCAATTAGCAAATACTATTAATAACCAAATTGCAAGTATGCAAACAGCTTCACCGTTACTTGGAAGCACGGTTAAATTACCAACAACATCAACAACTACTGAAACCACAACTGCTACAACAAGTAGCACACAAACCGTATAGGAGGAACAATGGCAGGTTTACAGGATATTCTGAAAAGTGGCGGAGGTGGTGGAATGCCACCGCAAGGCGGTCAACCACCAATGGGTGGACCAGATATGGGCGGAGCACCACAATCTCCATTAGCAGGCAATCCCCTTGCGGCTGCGGGAGCAATAGGAACAGGTGGCTTACAGAAATTAGCAGCTGCAATAGTAGCGGCAATCATTAGGGTTTTGGATTTTATACTTCCAATTTTTGGAACGAATAGTAAAGAGGGCAACAAGATATTATCGGCTATTCGTGGGCTTCAAGAGGTAGCTGGAGATGCAAAAGCAACTGATGTAATGGCAGCTATTCAAACACTGGTATCAAGTCTACCAGCTAATATGCAAGGAGCAAATCCGTTATCGGGTATAACAGGCATATTACAAGGTGGTGGACAAGGACAACCGCAAGGCGGACAAATGGGTGGAGCACCAGGAATGCCACCACAAGGTGGCGACATACAATCTTTAATGCAATCACAAGGAGGAATGTAAAATGGCAAATGAAAAAGGCAACGAGCTGGCTTCGTTTAGCAAAATCAAAGTTAACCCAGAGAGACCGTATACCTCTCACAACCCTCAATACAAAGACCCAAGCAGGGTTAGAGATGTAGACGAGTATGGTTGGAAACCAAACAAAAATTCTAAACCTTACTGGGGTGAAAAGAAAGACGAGTAGGCATTTTGCCTACTCTATTTTGGAGGGTTAAATGCCAATTCCAAAAAAGAGAAAAAAAGAAACCACAAGTGAATGGCGAAGCAGGATAGTGAAGAAAGAAATAGAAGCAGGTAAGCCACAAAAACAAGCCGTGGCGATAGCATATAGTATAACCAAGAAAAAGAAAAGGAGAAAGTAAATGGCTATCACTGTTCCAAATACCATAAACAATATAACAAGTTCCCAAATAGTAACACAAAGTGGACAAGCTTGCGTTCCTGCTAATCTAATAGACGCTAACTTTCAAGCTTTAGCAAATCCTGTAAATCCCGTTATATCTGTTACTGGTAGTATATCTTTGTCAACAGCCAATAGCGGTAATATCTATGAGTTAAATGCCCCGACTGCTAATGCGACAATAACTCTTCCAACACCAACAAATGGGTTTAATGCTGTTTTTGTTGGTAACAATTCTTCAAGCTATACTTATACTTTTACAACTCCAAGTGGCAACATACTTTGGAACAATACTACAGGTGCAAGTGCAACACCAAACACCAAAAGCGGTATTTACTTTTTAGTATCAGATGGAACTAATTACATACTAAATTCTTATAGTGATATTACAGGCGTTACATCTGGAACTTACGGTAGTAATACTCAAATACCACAAGTAATAGTTGATACAAAAGGTAGAATAACAAGTGCAACTGCATTATCACTATTTACAGCACAGAATACTGCAGTATTTACTTCATCTGGCTCTTGGACTGTTCCACAAGGCGTAACCAAAATATTAGTAAGCGGTTGTGGGGGTGGTGCTGGTGGTGGGGGAAGTTATTATAGCAGCTCTTCAGATTATCGTGGTGGTAGTGGTGGTGGTGCTGGACAATCAACTATAAAACAATCTATATCTGTAACACCAGGTCATTTATTAAGCATAACAATAGGAGCAGGTGGCGGTAGTGGTTCAGCTGGTGGTTCTACGACTATTGTAGATTCCACTTCTTCTACTACTTTATTAACCTTAAGTGGTGGTTTAATAACCTATTCTTTTTCATTAGATTATACTCCTCATTATTTTTCTGGTTCTGGTGGTCCTGGTGAAAGTGGACCTTTTGGACAAGGAGGTGGCTCCAGCAGCTCAACAACTGGTAATAATGCAACTGGTTATGGTTCTGGTGGAGCAGGTGCGGGTGGTTCTTCAGGTGCTTATGCGGGTGGTAATGGTGCACCAGGCATTATAATTATAGAGTGGTAAGTAAAGGAGAAATACAATGAGAGTAGCTTGTTTAGATAGTAATAACAATATAATTAACACAATTGAAGTAAAAGATTTAAACTCTATACCAGATTATATTGGAGTAGACAATAACAACAATCCAGTTCATAAAAATCAAGCAGTTAACTTTGTAGAAATACCAGATGTTATCCAACCTGACCCAAATAACACTTATGTTTGGCTTGATGAAAATGGTAATCTACAAACTCAATATATACCTACATTAGCACCAAAGAATGCATTAAAAGTAAACAATCACGGTCATTCTAATTTACCGCTTAATGTCCTAATAACTATTGACAACGGAACAATAATACAAAACACAGAACAACAAATATTACAAAATTTACAAAAACAAAAGTTACAAAATCTTTCCATTTATGTTGCATCACTTTTACAACCAACAGATTATATAATTATAAAAATGGCTGAAGCACAATTAACAAATAATAATACACTACCAGCATTACAGGCTAAATATGCGAATCAATTACAGCAAAGGGCAAACATTAGAAAATGGAATGATGATACAGAGCAAGCAATAAATAATGCGACAGCCATAGAACAATTGCTTGCTATTAACATAGAGTATAAGTAAAAGGAGGAAAAAATGCAAATAACACAAGAAGAGTTAGATTTGTTAGACCCAGAAACCCAACAGAAGATACTTGCTATGACGCAGGAGTATGAACAGGCAACAAAGGTTAAAAATGAACTACAGGATTTTATGAATAAGGTTTACTCTAATCCGCAGTTGAAACAGCAGTTTGAACAAGTAGTAAAACAAGTAGACCCAAATGTAGAACTTCCAAAAAGTCCTATTGAAAGTTATATTGACCCAATCAAACAAGAGTTTGAAGCTTTCAAACAAGAACAAGCAAGAAAGGAACTAAAAGCACGATTGGAAGCAAGAGCAAGACAACTTGGTATTACACCAGAAGAGTATCCTAAAATAGATGAAATTATGGTTCAAAAGAAAATGCTTGATATGGAAACCGCTATGGAATACTATGCAGCGGTTAGGGACAGGAGTAGAGGGTTGACAACAAGTGTTGCTGATAATGATATATTGTCAAGTGTTAACAAACAGGCTGAAATATATGACCTAAACACAGCAAAACAAAAAGCACTTGAAAAAATTAGATACATACAAGGAGGATTTTAAAAATGGCTAACAAAGTCAATTTCGGGGTAACGGGCACAGGTGGGGATTATTTAGGTTCACCTATAACATTGAGTATTTCGGCAAGTTCAAGTCAGGTTATTACACAAAAAGGCTACTACTATGTATTGCCTGATACAAACGGCACACTACAAATGAATGTAAACAGCACTTGGACAAATATGGCAACAGCGGGAAACGGTGGATTAATTTACAGCGATGGAGCAAGTTTTAGGGTATCAGCAAATGCTAGTGGAAGCACAACTAAACTTGTTCAAGCATTATACTTACATTAAAAGGGGGAATAAAGAATGGCAGGCATAACAACTACTACAGGCACAGGTCCTTTAATAGGACAGGGATTTTATCCTACTTCGGCGCAAAGCGCACAGAACTATATCAATGTAATGCTTCCAGAGATAATGCCGAGCGTTATCTATGAAGGCGTTAGGAAGGCACGACCAACATTAAGGTTGCTGCTTAAGAAAACACAGAAACCACTAAAAGGTGGTTGGGCTCCAATCAATCAACCAGTGTCATTTCAGACATTTGGTAACAACGGTAACTGGACAGGTATGAGCGGTAGCTTCAATATCCCAACTATTTCCAACCCAATACAAAACTTACAGTTCTTACCATCACTGTATATCAACCCAATATCTTATCTCTTAACCGAAGAGGTAATGATGGAATCTCCAAATGCGGTAATAGATGTTGTTGCACAAAGGATTACAGACGCATATGAAACAATGTTTGATAACCTTAACTCAACAATATTGGGAACAATGGGCACCAACTCGTTGCAAATGCAAGGGTTATATGATATCGTAGATAACGGAACAAACCAGTCATACTACGGTGGACTAACAAGAGCAAGCTATACATATCTGAACTCTAAAATATTCAGTTACTCTGCTGGTATATTCTCTTCAACACCAACGGCTTATCAGATAGTTCACAGATACTTGCTATCGTTCTTAAACGATACTAACTACAGAATACCTGATGTAGGTATTACATCATTTGCGGTATTTTCTGCATTAACAGAGTCAATGGCAAGTATAGAAAGGGTTCAAGTTCAAGACCCAGCAAGAATAGCTGACAGCAGGGATTGGGCAGTTCAGGTAGTAAGCGTAGATGGTGTTCCAATTCTACCAGACCCAAGCAT